CTATCCGGCGATTTCGCTGATATCGAGGTCGGGTACCGCCTCTGACCAAACCACTTCCGCGTGATCCTTCTGATAGTTTTTGGTCATCTCCTCGCTTGCGTGGCCGGCGATCTTTTGCCCATCCTTTCCGGCTTTCTTGTACAGGTGCAGCGACAGCGCTCTGACTTCATGGAAGCCCGGCATCTCTTCTTCCTTCCATCCCTTGTAACAATCCGCTGTCTCCCGCGCTTCCTTGAAAGCCCTGGTCAGATACCGTTCCTCAATCTTGGTCCAGTGCTCTTTCGTTTCAGCCTGCTTCTGTTTCTTTCGCTCCGGCCGTCGGTGGATCAGAAACGGGGAGACGATGTTGTCACGACAATGGCTGATGACCCGCTGAAGCTCTGGTGTGATCCTGAACCGGATCCACGCCATGTCCGAAGCTTTGGCGGTCTTCTGCTGCACCACGTAGAGGTATCCATCCTTCACGTCTTCGAACTTCATGGACAGAATGTCGGTGCGCCGCTGCGCTGTAATCAGCGCAAGATCAATTGCGTTCTGCAGCCAAGCGGGCGATTTATCCCGGATGGCTTTCAGGCCTACGACGGTGTGGCGCTTGCGGGCTTTCTTTTCAATCCGGCTGATCGTACTCATTGCAGGGTTGTCGGGGCACAGCCCCTTCGCTGCGGCGTGGTTGAATATATCGATCAGCAGTGCGCGGCACTGGTTTGCAGTACGAGGCGTTACCGAATCCAGCAGCTCGGCGATCATGCGAATTGTGATCTGGTCGATAGCCTTGCCTTCGAACGCCTTCCGAAACCGTCGAAAGTGCACCCCGTACAGGTCGAGCGTCCCCTGGGAGAGCTCGCGAGGAGGCAGCACCTTCTCTTCATACTGGGTCAGGAATGCGGTGAACAGCTCGGCAGACTCGCCCATCACTGTGTTAACCAGGTCGGCGCCCTGCATGAAGGCGAGGTTCAATTGCTTGGCCGCGTCTACCGCTTTGACCCGATCGGCTCCGAACGGAAACCATTTGCCATCGGTTGGCCTACGGTACCGGTAGGTCCCGCGCCGATCATCCAGGTAGAGGTTCGGCGGCAAGCCTCTGTTCGACTTATTGCGGGGCCTTGGGACCATCATGCAGCTCCTTTCAATACCATCGCTACGAGCTCGTTGCCGGCGGACTTGTTAAATGCCGCCCAATCGATATACCAGAGTTTCCCGATCTGCTCGCCCGGAAGCTTGCCGTCTCGGATGTAGTTGCGGATCGCCTGGGAGCAGGGTGGTGTACCGTTCTCCCCCCAGCGCCGGCGGCGGAATTCGCTGATCTTGATCAGTTCGCGCTTCATGTTGGCTACCTCCGTCCGGGGTCTATGCGGGGTTGAGTGGCTGCAGGGTGGTGAGATCCAGCAGCGTGAAATGGCCGCTGCCGTCCTTGAGCCATCCGCCGGTGTCGATGTGATGGACGTTGCCCAGCACTGCCGGGCGCTCGATTGGCGTATGGCCGACGACGACGGCACGCACGTCCGGGATTGGTCGGCAGTCCTGCTGTTCGTACCGGGAGCGGGACCACATGCAGGTGTTTTGGGTCAGGGGCAGCCGCTTGTTGCTCTCTGGCGACTCCAGTTCGTCTTTCATCTGCGCCCAGGTATCGAATACGCAGTCCGCATGCACGATCCCCACGATGCCGCCGGGGGTCTCGACCTCGATGGCGATCGGCAGCTCCTCGAACATCACCTGATAGTTCTGCTGCTCGGTCAGCGGCAGGCCGATGAACCAGACGCCGCCGTTCTGCATCCAGTTTCCGATATCGCAGGTGTCGAAGCGGGCAACGTAGTCGTCGTGGTTGCCGCGCACCGGGTGGAACCACGGCTTGTTCAGCCACTTGATCACGTCCTCGGATTCGGGGCCGCGGTCGACCAGGTCGCCGACGCTGAAGAGCCGGTCTACGGCAGGGTCGAAGCCGACGGCATCCAGCGCAACTTGCAACCGGCTGAAGTGGCCATGGATGTCGCCGACGGCAATATCCCGCCCGGCAGTGTTCGCAGCGAAGCGTTTCACACGCGTCACCTCAATTGTTTTGAGCATTATGGCTCCCGCCCGCCGTTCACCGGCAGGCTGATGGATTGATTATGGAATGGTAAGGTTCAGCTTTTGAAAAGGGAGCGGTATTTTGCTAAGGGAAGACGATCACCTTGGTCCGGTGCTCCGGCGCGCATTTCACCGCGTGGACGGTGTGACGATGTACGTGTTCATTGCTGCCTGGCTTCTTCGGCCAGTTTGGCAGTGGGTGATAGGCGACTGGCACGGATTTGCGTTCGTTTTATTGTCGGCTTTGGCCTGCCTGTTGAACCTATTCATCTTCGTTTTCATGGGGCTTTCAGGCGCACCCGGCCTCATCACGGCAATAGTCATCATCGCCATAAACATCCGATTTTTCCTGTGAGTACTGTTCCCGCCGTACACCGGCAGGCATGTGGATAGATGGGGAAGGGGTTACTTGTCAGATGTGCGCCTGCGCGCGGCGAGCACCAGAGCTTTCGAAGCCTTGGCGACTCCACCGACAACGTCGTCGGGCAGGATTGCGGTATTACAGTGCGGGCATAGCGGCGCGGTCTTTGTGCTGCGCCAGGCTTCGTCCATCACCTTCGCCGCCCGGCTGCGCGCTTGGAATTGTTCGGCCTCAGCCAGCTCAGCCTCGCGGCGCTTGATCCGCCCGGCCGCGGCGCTGAACATGCTCACCAGTCCCTCAAATGCATCGAAGGCCTCAACCTCGGTCTCGCAATCACTGCACCAGATACGGCGCTCGCTGTGGTCGTAGACGAGCTTCCGGTGTTGACATGAAGATGCCGGCCGGCGCGTCAGGCCCCGCGCGACCCGCAAGTCTTCGATCTGGACTACCTTTACGCCGTAGAGGTAGTCCTGCGGTTCAATTGGTGCGCTCATGCTGCATTCCTCCCGAACTCCCACCACCGCCAAGCTCTGGCCATGTACCGATCCAGATAGCTGCCATTGCTCAGCCGCTGGTTCTGGCACCACTCCAGCGTGCAGTTATGGTCATCGGCGTAGGCCTGTTCGAATTGGTCTCGACTGGTCATGGCGTCACCCGCTTGAATTCAACGACCCAGACCCATGGGTTGGCGTCCCACGACCCGGGGCCGTTGATGGATTGCCACAGATCACGCCAGGCCGTTCGCAGAGTAGGTCTGCCTTCTGCACCAGATCCCGCGTGACACATGTCGTACCGATCCTGTCCATCGGCGAGAGCGTTCAGGTCGAGGCCTTCGGATTCAATCTGGCTGTCGCTGATGTCCTGCAGCCGCTCGACATGCACGTCTGTGATTTCCAGCAGGATGCGGCTGGCCCAGCGCGGCATGAAGATGCTCGGCCGCCAGCTGATTTCGCTTTCCTCACCTTCCCAGCACGGCAGCGGATCGGCTCGATAGACGATCTCGGTCTCCGCGCGATCAGACTCAGGCACCTTTGCCTCGCGGTAGTCATTGATGAAATGCGTCTCGCGCAGCCACAGCCGGTCGCCGGGTCTGCCGTACGGGCATTCTGGATTTGGCTTCGTCACATCAGGGTTGCGGATGAAAGGCTGGGCTTTGCCATAGCTGCCGATATCGCCCTTGGATCGCGGCTGAATCTTTACCGCCCGGCGCGTCACCGTCTTCCGGCCGTCCAGGATGGCGCGCACCATCGGCGCCGAGAACAGGATCGGGCGTTCTTTTATTGCGGACACATGATCTCCTCGCCGCATACGCAGCAGGCAATTGGAATGAGATATATGAGCCGTCGATCCGGTTGAATTGAATTAGCTGATCAACCACGACTCACAGATAGATGGAATCGATAACCGATTGCTTTTAGTAAGTAGGTTTTCCGCATGCAGAACGCAGACGATTTCCGGTTCACAGCCCATTCACTCCTTCTCGCCTTGGATGAGTCGACCATTAACATGATGAAGATGGTGGTGCTCTCTTCCATGGGTAGTCCTGCTTGGAAGTCCGCGGTTACCGTGCAGCAGGCTTCGTTCGCGGCTCTGCATCTACATCTTGGGCACGTAGACGCTCCAGCCTTAATGCTGCAGGGTTCGGCGAGGTAGTCAGCGCAGCATGCAATGGGGATCGGGTGGGGATATTTGTAGCGGGTGAGGACGCTGCGCTCCAGTCGGAGCGCAGAACCCTCAGTTTGGGATAAAGCCGTTTTGCGGCTCCAGCGCTACTTTGCTTTCCTATCTAACTTTCGTTCAAGCTGTGCCACATAGAATTTGAGGGTCTCGTTCTTCGTTTCCCCATGCAAGCCATGATGAATCTCGCGGTGGCAAGTAGGGCATATGGCGCCAATATGAGAGGGGTGATCTAACCCTCCATCTGAGAGACGTTGAACGTGATGGGGTTCTAGATATGGAGCTCCGTTCTTTTTCATGAAGGGAGCCTTATCACCACACGATTCGCATACGCCTCCCGATCGGCGCAATACGTACTCAGCAATTCGGCGACTCCTGCGATAGATCGTTCTGCGTGCCGACGCCGGATCAGATGAAGGCGGGATTACGGACGATAGGGCGAGATTTCGTGCCTCATCTATTGAGATATTTTGGAGTGATCCGTCCTCGTCATCGATCTCACCGCTTTGGCGATCTCGGGCGTAGAAATCCTCTGAGCCCACAGGGTGGAGATTGAAAACTATGAGTGGACGCATGTCGCGCTTTTTATCAAGCCCCATTGGGGTCTCATAGCTTGCGCAAGAAAACTCACCTAGATACTCGTAACCCTGCTTTTCTCCAACAGCTTTGAAGATATGCAAAGACCTTCCGGTCTCTGCGTGGTTTTTCACCGCGAGATTTCCTTTGGTGAACCGCATTGGTCCAATCTGGCCCTCACCTGTGTAACGGAATACGCCGTCATCCATAAACTCATCTGTATAACCGTACTGTTCACCAGACTCACCAGTGAAAATAAAAATTGCAGGACGCTGCGCCGATGGCGAAATCCCGCTTTGGCGGTTCCCTCCGAAGAGGTCATGGATCTCGGTTTGCCGATCGTAGATTTGGCCGATACTGAAGCTCAGCACGGCTTCGGAGGAGCGGGGTAGATTAACAATTGTAAAACCGCGGCGTTTGAGATATCCATTAGTAGGTTGTCCCCCTGAAAAAAGACCTACAGGGGTGCCCGTCGCGAGCGACACAATTTTTTTTGCAGGGTAGAACCGGTTATTTTCGCTGATCGCGTAGCGGTGCGCCTGGTTGTCCTCCCAACCTTCCCACTCGCGGCGATGTCGAAGTTTTTCGTCGAACTGCCGCATGGCCCGGTCGAGCTTCTCTTTTTTTACTGGAGGCAATTTCAACGGCATTCACCCTTAGCGCGCTGTTTGAAAAAAGAGATGCTCGCCTGCGCCGAGGAAGGATGCAATATCAGAACGACAGCGCCACGCTGTCTAATCTGCCGGGCCTATTCTGCTGTAACCGATTCAGGTTACTTTCCGGAATGTAACCTCTGGAGGTTACTTTGGGGTTGGTCGCGAGCTGAGATAGCTTTGGTTGAATGCATTGGGCCGGGCACGTTCAGTCTGTCTGGTTGACGACCACAAGGAAGATGGGGTACGTAGAGGGACCGGCATCGTTGATGCTGGCGCTCTCGCTTAGTGCGTTTGAGCCGAATTGAATCTGGATGGTGACGTTATGACGTGGGGATCGAAAGCTCTCGCAGAGGGCATAGCTAGGCAGGTGGTTCGTGCTGAGAAAAAGTACGGAGCTGTAGATCCGAAAATAACAGTTGAGAGCTGGAACGATCAGTTCAAGTTCGTGAAGGGTGATGAAAAGCTGGAGCAGCTTGTAAAAGCTGTAGAGCTTGAAATCCCAGCTATCAGGAACGAGAAAAACGTTCCCAGCATTAGCCCTGCGGCCTACGCTGTGTTCAAAGCCGCTGCATTGACCGGTACCTTGGACCAAGATATCGAAGGACCGCTTAAAGCATAGAAGCAACAAGGTGGCGTTCATCAATTGGGCGTCACTTTTTACGTTCCGCCGAGGTGTAGTCAGTCGCCGCAGAAGCAGTCGATGTCTTCGGCGAGATAGGCGAAATCGAGATCGGTCTGTCTAGCACGCTGGTCAGCTGACCAAGCCAGCGACTTGTAGTTGGGCCGGTCTTGGCGGAAGACCTGGCCGAAACGCTCTTCCGTGCCGGACCACCAGATAACTTTCGCGGGGTCTTCCTGGATGGTTCGGATCAGCTTCGCCTCGCTCTTTTTCCAGCACAGGTCGCAGTTGCCATAATCCGAATCCATCCCGAGGTCAAAAGGCTGTTCAGCCCAGAATCCTGCGACATCCTCTTTCGTGACTCCAGCCACGTAGGATGGGCAGACACTGTCCCATCGCGCATTCCCACGCTCGTTAGCGGTCATCATTCGGCTATACCTGCGCGGCTCGTCGTAGCGAATGCCGACGATGCAATCCCACTGGTCGTAACCCAGGGCCCGCATGTGCTTCTCGCCGATCTTTACCTTCAGGTAGGCGGTGCACATGTTGTTGCTGAAGTTGGGCAGGACGGCTGGCAGATTTTTCTCTGCCATTCGGTACGCCTCGTAGTACTCCAGCATCATGGTGAATGGCTCACCGTTTCGGCTGGCGGTCTCGAAATTGACGAGCTTGTACCAGGGCGCATCGTCTGGCTGGCCGTATACCCGGCACCACTCCATCCAGATGATGTTCACGTTCCAGTGCTTGGCCATTGCGTTTATGAAGACAAGCGTCCTCTCATCCTCCTTGCCGGTATTCTGGAAGAAGGCGTGCACATTCGCCGGAAGCTGGCCGGCGTGTGCCTCAAGGATTTTCCAGAGCATGTGCCCGCTGGTCCGGCCACCGCTTACCCCGATCTGCGCCGGGCCTGTGATTTTGTAGGGAGACATACTGATCCTCGCCAGTGGCGTGATTCAAAGTTGGGAATGGCCTACGCTTACCTCTCCACAGGAAGGGAGAAGGTCATGAGCGAGAACCGGGAATTGGCGTTATCTATCGCGCTTGAAGCTGTACTGAACGCAGCGCGCGAGCTTCACGTTGATGTCGATGAGCTTTGCGAGCAGGCAATTGGGTCGCTGACGCTTCTGCCTAAGAGCGTATCGCCGTCTGTTGTTGCCGCTATCCGAGAGATCGAGGTTGCAGCTGATGCGCTCGATTACGACGGGGTGGATGGCGGTTGATCTGGTGGTGAGCTCAGGCTCAGCTATAGCTTTGTCTCGGGGTTTACTCGCTCAAAGAAAGCTAATACTTCTCTCGTCGGATCGGGAAATTAAAATATGACGATAATCGAGGTTTCTAATGGTAAGGGATGACGGAAGAGTGACTTCGCCAGTTGTTATGCTCGACGAACCAATAACCGATCCAGAGGCTGCTATATCATATGCTTCTAATGATCTCGATGCATGGAAGCGACTTTACGAGCTTTGTATCGATCTCAGAAATTTTGAAATATCTCAGCTAGTGCAGCGAAATAATTTCTTCATGATATTTCAAGGTGTTCTTTTGGCTGGTGTTTGTCAATCCGCTGGACAGATTCCTATCGTAAGCTTTATGGTCTGCTTGGCTGGTATTGTAGTGTCTTTGTTACAAGCTGGGATGGCATGTGGCGCAAAATATTGGCAAGTGCACTGGGAAGTAAATACAGTCAACGCGGAAAAATCCATGACGCGTATGATAAAGATTCATGGCAAAATAAGAAATAAAATTGCTACGGATGGAGTCTTGATCGATCCCCTGCTTTTATCGCGTTTACAGCATAGGCAGTTTCTAATTCATTTGTTTCAAGATGACTACAACACCGAATCTATCAAAGCATCATTGGGGGGCAGTAGGATAAAGAGACGCTTCATCAACGGCCTGATAATGCGTCGATTTTCTTCAAGTAGGATACCAATCTATGCTGGAATCTTTCTGTCGCTTATATGGGCAGTCCTTTTGGTCAATACCACTAACCTAAGCTGGGGGGTTAGCATGCCAACCTTCATCTCGGGCTTCCCTTCAAGATAAGGCTGCGCCAAGACGATACACGCTGATTGGCGAATAGGTTGGTGGTGGGCTATACGTGGTGGCCGGCATGGGGCCGGGTTAAGGAGTGGAGCGATGGAACGTTTTACAAACAGTCTACGATCGTCAGTCGAACATCAAGACTGGTACGTCGCGCTTGCCTCTGCGCTCACGTTGCCTGACGTTTGTGGCCGCTTGCAGTATCCCACTCACTACAGTGGGCCCAGGTATACCGCATGGTTTAACGCCTGGATGGCGCCGAGTTACACAACGAACGTTGGTAATCTTGGCCCTCGCTGCTTCTTAAGTGGATCTGACTGTTACGCGTTGCGATGTAGTTATCTGCACGAGGGCGGTGGGGACATCACTCAACAAAGGGCGAGGCAAGCCCTTGATAGTTTCCACTTCATTGTTCCACCCGGAAACGGCAACTCGGTGCACCGAAACCTGATTGGGAATACGCTTCAACTGCAAGTTGATCGCTTCTGCTTGGATATGGCGGACGCGGTAGATAGATGGTCCGCTAGTGTTGCGGGCGATCAGGACGTGCAGACACAGATGGGCTCGCTTCTCGAGATTCATGATTGGGTTCCAGGAATCAGGTATTAACCCTCATCCGCTTCCGGATCTTGCTCAATCATACCGAGCGCCAACAACTGCCGCGCCACGTTTTCGCTAATCGTAATTCTGTGGCGCGGGCTTTCAATCGCCTGATACGACAGCGTCGGCCCGAGCGCATGAGCGTTCAGAATCAGGTTCTGAACTGCCTCACTGATCTCCTCGACGTTGTTCCACTGCATCAACTCTTCAAGCTTCTGTCGGGTGCCTAGTCGTAGCCGGTGGCGCAACTCCTTCTCGTCGAACACCTCGCGCTTCTTCGCCGACTTGGCGCTGCGCTCTTTCTGATCCGTTGCCATGACTGTCCTCCGTCAACCCGCTCGCCGGGAGATGTATGTGTTCCTGCCGCCTGCGCTGGGCGACGAGTCTGCTGATGCGCTTCATGCTGCTTTCACCTGGTTCCAAGCACCGGCAGCGGTGAAGATCTTGGCGGCCTGTTCTTCGTTCAGCGAGACCTCAGAGGGAATCGCGATCCAGCCGTACGCCACCAGGTGCTTCGCGTTGCAGCTGTCGCGCAACTCGGTGTAGTGGTGCTCGATCGCCTCAGTGATCTGGCTGGCGAGATGCATGCCTATCGGTGCAATCTCGACCGATTTCAGGTACTCGCTGCCGTCCTGCCTGACGCACATGCAGCTGATGTAGATCGTCCATCGGTGCGACACGTCGAAGATGGCGTCGACGATCTGGCGACTGCGGATCACGCGGCAATTCTTCCAGTTGAACATCCACTGCCTGCCGCTGGGATCGATGTTCACCACGCAGACGTGGTTGGTGCTGAGAATGGCCCGGCAAGAGCGCTCGATTCGAGCGCGCAGGTTGTGGGCTTTGCGTTTCACAGCGCCTCCGCCATCTTGCGCAGCTGCTTGCGGCCGGCAGGCGAGATATTCCGCGTCTTCCGTTTGAGCACCGTTTCAGGGTCTACCCAGTCCCGGCGCTTGGGCGGGATGGGAGTGCCGGTGAAGCTAGTGCCTTGTAGAACACGACCGCCGCGGCTTTCGTATTCGGCCATCGCCTGAGCGAGACGGGAGGACTCGCCACGGTTGTGTTGGATACTGCTGAGTTCGAGAGAAACTGCCATGGCGACCTCACTTGATACGGATTGAGCTTTCGCCGCGCTCAAGGTGAGCCCACGACGGTTCTTCGATCAGTTCTGCTTCGGCGTCTTCGCCAGCCGCCATGCGCTTACGCACGGCTTCGTTGTGCTCGCGAATTTCCTTGAGCTTGGCGGCGATTGCGTTTTTGTCCGGCGCGATGCTGGTCTTCACCGCTGTCAGCTCGTCAGGCACGGCGTCTTCGTTGTCTACGATGACCTTCTCTTTGCCTTGGGCCAGGGTGATGGTGAACAGCGGACGCTTAATCGACGTGATGTTGGCGGCCTGCATATTGCGGCGCAGGTAGTCGGTGATCTGCGAAACGCTGTTCGACTTGATGCGCTTGAGCTCAGCGAGGCGCTCGATCTCAGCGTCGATAGCGGTGACATCGCTCTCGATGTTCCGGCGCAGCATGACGATGTTGTCAGCCTTTACGTTGAAGTCGCCCTGGATCTCATCCATAGCATGCTGCAGGGCCTCTTTCAGGCCCTCGTCGTCGGCGTCGGCCATGGCCTGAAGTTCGGCCAGCTGGCCGGTGAGTGCGTATAGCTGCGTCATGCGGCGGTCTCCTGTTTGGGATTCGAAAGACGGTTCCATTCAAGCGATATGCGGGCCATGCCTTTCTCATCCTTGCGCGCCTTAAGTTGACGAACAGCGTGGTCGTGAATGGACTTGAGTTCGTGCGGAGTTTTTGCGCCCTGCATGGTCTCTATGGTGTTCTTGATGAACGTCAGCCGTTCTTCCTGCTGGCGAGCAATTTCGGCTTCCTTGTCGACCGCCTGTTCGATTGCTTGCTCCTCCTGCAACTGCTGTACGTAATCGCGGTCATCGAACATGCCGAGGAACACGTCAGCGCTGAAGCCCAGCATCGACAGTGATTTTTTGATGGCGTCTGTGAGGGACTTTTTCGGCGCCTCACCGTCAGTGGTGGTCCCGAATTTCGATTTGTAGAGGTAGGGCGTGCAGCCGTATTGCTCCAGCTCGCCGCGTTCGCCGCCGTGCTTGAACCAAAACAGGATCTTGACGGTGTGGTTCAGCTCGAAGCCCAGGCTGAAGCGCTTGTCGCCTTCACCGCTAAACATCTCGGCACCTTTGTCGAAGCGCTCTTCGGTGATCGACCAGCCGAATCCGATGCCCACTGGGCCGAAGACCTCGGTGGCCTTCATGATCATCGCGGTGCCGTTGAGGCTGGTGATCTGCTGACCGCCAACCTTGGCGTCTTTCGTGTACCTGGTGTCGGTCTTCTCGACCTGGCTCCAGATGCTGAGATTTTTATCAGACATGCGAATGCCTCCCGCGCCATCCGTCTGCCGGGGCGCTATACGTTGAAATTTGGGTATGGGATAGTTTTAGGATCGAAAAGAGAGAATCAGGCAATGGCTAAGGCGAAGATTGTCGAGGCACCGAAACCGAGTTCCGGCTATTACGGAGCAACAACTAAAAATACAGGCCTGAGTCAGCGCGATACTCTGGAAGAGGTGCTAATCAATCTTGCGACAGCGGTGGGTGCCAAGGTAATTCATCGGGCGATGACCGCACGCTTCAGTTACATCTACGAAGTTCAACACCCTGGATTTACCAGCTTTCAAAGCGCTACAAACACGATCCTTGAATTGTCGAGAGCGCTCGCAACGAGACGTTAGCTCGTGACGCGCTCAGCGAGTGACAGCGAAAGCATCAGGATGGTGAAGGCGGCGAGGACCGGGAAAGATCCGCGCCAAAAGACGATGCGCCGGCGGCGCTGGGCGGCCGTCATGGGCAAGGCCGCGGCTTTGGCATGGGCCGACGTTTGAGCCAGTCAGCCTTGATCGGATGCTCAAGCTCAGACACCAGCATTTCGCGGCGCAGCTGGATGACGCCGCGCACTTGAACTCGCTGCTGTGCATCCTCGATCTGCTCGTCGATCAGGGATTTCACGATTGGCGTACTCATGCCGCAAGCCTCCCGCACCGCTGGAGAATCTTCACTAGGCGCTCACAGTAGTGGTGGAATTCTGGGATGGTGATGAGGCAGTCGGTCAGCATCCCAGTGATGATCTTCTGGACGAGAACCTCGTTACCGGGCGGACAGTCATCGTCGGCGAGGCCCTCAAGTGCCACGTCGATCAGGATGTGCGGGCTCATAGGTCCGCATCCTCTGCTTCAGCCTCAAGGCCTGCTTCGGCGTGCGGCTCGACCAGCGCCACGGCGATATCGAACAGCGTGCCCATAGGCGTTTGTCCCGGACCGAGCAGGCCCAAGGCAAACGTCTTGGCCGGTGCACCACCAAGAGCCGCGATGACTAGCTGAGCGAAGAAGTCATCAGGATCTTCATCGTCGATCTGCCGCTGATTCAGATGAGTCTGAACGTCGGAAAGGAACGTGGAGTACTCGACGACGATGGGGGAACAGAGACGACGGCGAATCACCAGGTCACAGCCGCGCATCAGGTTCTCGGCTGTGTCTTCGATCCAGCGGTGAGCCGCTTCTTCATGACCGGAGTCATCATCCGGCTGCATGTTGTCCCAGCGCGCTTGCGCTCTTGCGAATGAGTTCATGGTCGCCTCCCAGGCGCTGTTCAACCGCATCGATCAGATGCCCGCGCAGGTGACCAAGCCCGTGCCGTGAAGCACGCGGGCACCTGTCGATGCGGTCGTTATGGGGTAGGGGGTTCCGCGTGTGCGGGCACCGTTCCGATGTGCTGCGAAGGGTGGGCCTACCTTCCGGCCAATGCGCGGTGACATCGACGGCCCTGCTTTCCGCTGCCTGTCCAGGTGTTCGGCGCCGCCTTCAGGCTTACGGCACCACACAGGTGGATCGTTGATCTACTTCATGGCGGTGTCTCCTATCGCTCGCTCACTGGGAAGGCAGTGGCTACCTGTTGAATAAGTGCCGTCTCTCCGGCTGTCACGGCGATTCACCCCGTCGTTGCTCAGTTGATTTGGCCCAGTGGCGCGGCCTTCGCTCACACGGAACGAAACGAACACTGCTTTGGAGTGACCACAAAGACCGTATTGTCCGACGCTCGTGGCGGAGGCGGCTTGATCCCCGCTCTGGATTCTGGAATGGGGTGCAGATGGCCGGAGCTGATCCCGGCATGACTATTAGCGGCCTTAGTGACACCGGAGTTTCACCGGGGCGAAGGTTTCAGCCGCTTATTCTTGGACTCGCCGTGGCCATCTGGGCGCTTACTCACTCTATCGACCACGATTCCCGCGATCCCTCAGGTCTTACACTTGCCCGTCAGCCCGGTCCTGCATCTGCATCGGAGATTGATCGAAGCACCGGGGCGCTGGCCCGCTTGCTTCCCGCCGCGTTTTTGGTATTGGCCGTCTTGCTCATACCGGCTCAGGAACTTCACGGGGCTTTGCGATCCTAGCGCTGCAGCCCGCTTGGGCACGCTTCGATCAATCTCCGATGGGCACTCTTGCGAATGCCGACTGCTTTTACGCTGCGAACAGCTCTTCCTGCTGCGGCTCGGGCGTCACGAACGCGACCAGCTTCTCGCTTGACCAGTCCGTCACGTCGATCCAGTCGGCGTGCATCGCTTTCCAGATGTTCGGCGCTAGCCATCTGGCGTCTTGCTTGTTCGGGCTGACGCAGAAGCGGTAGCCCTGATCTTTCAGGCTCATGCCTTATTCCTCCAGTGGATTCCCAAAGCACCCGGTCGCCCAGGTGCTTCAGTGAATCGTTCAGTCTTATCACTCACTGCGCCCGTCAGGGTCATTCGCACAGTTCGGTCATCACCTCGCCAGACTGAGCCCCTCAATGGCTTTCATCTGGCGCCGGTCGCCTTACAAGCGCAGCGGTTTGTTTCCTTCGGTTTACTGATCTCCCACCGATGGTGCCGGGAGTGACCTAACCGGTTTGGCCGGGTAGTCGTTCATGGCGCTGGTTGTTAAAGAGCGGTTCGGAGCGGTGTGTCGCTGCGATGGGTGAAATATAGGAGTGCCCATATTTTCTGTCAATGGGTATTCCCATAAATTTATAGGCAGGCGGTAAAAAGCCCGCACTTGGCGGGCTCTATTTAGGCTTCGAAGTATTCTCGCCAGCCTATTTTGAAGGAGTCTTCATCGACCCTCTGCACCCGAATGCCTTGGGTGCTGGCGATCTCATTCATTAGCCTCCACCAGTCGGACCTGCCCTCGTTGGGCAACCTGGAGACGGTAACGAACTGAACCTTCTGAACATTGGGATCGCTGATGATCTCTTTAACGCGGTGGCCGATCTGCTCGTAGGAGCGGGGCTTAATCTGGGTGAACTCGGGCTGCTGAAGCATTGTGAACCTCCATTTCTACTACTGTATGCATATACAGTAGAAAGGATCTATTAGAATGGCAATAGCATTGGAGTACAAATGTTCTCTTTCGAAAAATTGGCACAAAAAAGCCCGCGAGCGGCGGGCCATTTCGGGTCAGCGGCTGACTATGGTCCGTGTGACTTGGTCATTGGTGACTGTGATTCGGTTGGTCATCATGCCCCCTTGCCGGCTAAGGCCAAATTGGGAGGGGATCTGCCAAAAAACCGAGGAGGTTACGAAATACCTGCCGGGTGGAACATTGTTGAATTTGAAATTGCCAGATCCGTCAGCCTGAATGGTTACTAGGTACTGAGCTTGGCGGGCGTCAGCTGGGCTCATCGGTCGATGCAGGTTGTAGGACGCGTCATACCACTGCTCCGAGTAGCTAGTGATCGGATTCAAGATTACTTCTGATCCTGCCCCGTACTTTACGTCGCCGCCAACAGTCTTCATGAAAACCTGCCCCTCCACCGTGCCGCTCCCAACGTGCGAGAGAGCGGAATATTCCACGACCGGAAAGTCCATTCGAATTACCTGCTTGGGGGAAGACGCGCACCCGGAGATTACGGTAAACATCACAGCAGATGCGATAAGGCGGGGAAATTTGAACATTCTTAGTATCCATTGAATATTTAAAACCCGCCAAATCATTCAAGCCGATGACTTTATGGCACGACTTGCCTTGTATGGCGGATTAGGCAGGCTAAAAGGTTTTAGTTTGAAAACTTCTCTTCAGTCAATAAAGCTTGGCGTGAAGCGTTGTAGGCCAGCTTGGCTGAATCACTTTCACCGGAATATACACTCATCGATCCGATATAGGTCGACCACTTGGCATAAAGGTCTTTGCCGAGATCCAGCATTTTTGGCGAAGGGTTGCTGCCCTTAAATTTCGCCACTGCATCATCGCCTACCTTCCTAGCATTCGCCATGCAGGCACTCAATGAAGTTCCGTAGGATTCTAGCGCTGACCGTATGCCCATACGATATAGGCTATTTCCTCCACTGGATTCAAGATGGCATTCAAATACGGGAATATCCAGTTGAGCTTGATAATTCCAAGCCGCACTTTTCTCGGGTCTAGGCTTAAACACTATAGGCTTAAATTCACGAATCGTTGGTTTCGCTGGAATCTGGAGCTGCGGTTGTGTTCGTTGTTGAGGTGCAATGCATCCGGTCAGGGTCATTGTTAAGCCCAAAAAAACGATTGCATGTTTCAAAAGAATTCCCTTCTCTAATTTGATAAAAGCTTTCTGATTTTGGCTAGAGCTTCATTAAAGCCCTGACCACTACTCCAATGATGCGACAATCGTCCTCGCACGCTTCCATAGGGTAGGCGGAGTTCAACGGCTTGAGATACCGACGTCCACCGTCATCTACCAGTTTCTTGAACGTGGCTTTGTCGCTGTTGGACAGTTTTGCAATGACTAGCTTGCCGGAATAGGCATCGGCTTCAGTGTCCACCAAGATCAGGCTGCCCTCAGGGACGCTCTGACCGACCGGCGATGTCATTGAGTCTCCTTTGACCTCAAGCCAAAAGGCAGGGCCCTTCGAGTCGTACTCAGACATTTCGTAACGATCAGAAAAGCCAGGCGGGTAGGGCTCAACTGCTTCGGCCCAAGCGCCGGCGGCGACCCATGAAATGACCGGATACCGGAACATCATGTTGGGCTGGGCTGCCATGGCCACGTTCGCGGGCTCATCACCTTGTGAAGTCACGCGGCGAACCATTTCACCCTTGCCATCTGAAAGCCAAAGGGCATCGACGCCACAAACGCTCGCGATTTTCGCGACATGGGCAGTGGCTTTGGATTTTCCCCGTTCGAGATCGGAAATCGACGTCTGCGTGATCCCGGCTCGTTGAGCCAGTTCAGCCTGATTCAGATTCGCGTGTCGACGGGCAGCTTTTAAACGGTCTTTAAATTCCATCCGGCGAGTATTACGGGTGCTCCCATATCCTTGCAAATCGGTATTCCCATAATCTACTATATGGGTATTCCCGTATGGAGGGGCGATATGAACACTATTTTCCAGGACCTCGTCACCTTCTTCGGGACGCAGGAAACCACCGCCGAAAAGCTCAAGGTTGATCAAAGCACCGTCTCTGGCTGGGTTCGTGGCAAGCACGGGATGTCTCCGATTGTTGCGAAGCGGGCAGAGGCGCTGACCCAGGGTGAGTTCAAGAAAGAAACCCTTTGCCCATCGTTCCCATGGGCCGAGATGGCGGCTTAGAGCTGAGCGAGATCGTCGCCTGCTCAAAGCCACGCAGAGCTTCATCGCTCAACTGATCACGCAACTGACTGGCCTTCTGCTCGAACGCAGGCCAGAGCCTCATTTGAGAAGAAAGGGGCAGGGTGGATGCCAAGGCACCCACAAAGCAGCAGAGGGCGGTTATCTCGCCTTGCAGTTCGGAAGAGTCGGTCATGGATACGTCCTTGATCAGTAGTAGCGAATTGGCATGAACCCAGAATACGAACGAGAGAGCCCCATGGAAACGTCCAGTCCAAGACATGCAGAGCAAACCCGTGATCAGGTGCTGATCGCTCACGCCCAAAACCAGATCGCTCGCACCAGTCTGAGCCAGGACGATTTCGCCCAAGCGCTGAGCGTTGAGCTGTGGCGTTCACTTCCCGGCAAGGCCGAGCAGAAAGATGTTCCCAATTTCAATTGCGAAGAACTGACGAGTGATGCCAGTGAATTCATCAAGGCAACCGGTCGCTGGTTGAAGCGCGTGCAGCGTTGGCTCTCTGGTGATCAGGAGATGCCTTCTTGGCTGGAAGAGGCTTGGGTGGATGCGCTCATTCCTGAGTATCGAGACCACTGCATCAATGAGCTGGCAGGCCGTCACGGCCTGATCGGCGCTCGTCACCTGGACAGCGACCTGTGTGCGAATAAAAGCTTCGGCGCGTTGATCCGCGCACTGGGCGATGTCATCGACACCGGCAGTGAAGTCTTCGACGACCAGGTGATGTGCGAGCAGGACCTTCCTCACCTCCCGGCTTTCGCCAAGCAATGCAGGCAGGTGGAGGCGCGGGCGGGTGAATTGGGGCGTAAAGCCGAGCAGTTGATGAGCTCCGGCCGACTGAAAGTCGTTTCCTGAAATTCAGACACAAAAAAACCGCCGGGCATGGCGGTTCTTCAGCAAAGCAGTAAGCGAGAAAAATCATGACAAACATCGTCTCATTTGACAAGTCCCGAGGGTTCACCCGAATGGACAATTCCGTTATGGAGGCGCTTTCCACCGTCGACCTGCCTGCGCGCGAGCTTCGTGTTGTCATGGCAATTGCCCGTCAGACAATCGGGTACCAGGTCGAAACGAAGCGCCTTACCGCCGACGACCTCGGCAAACACACCAACATGCGCCGCGACGTCACGTCGAAGGCAATCAGTCACCTGCTGGAGCGCCGCATCATCTACCGCGTCGGTGGAAGCCGTGGCGACATCGGCATTTCCCCTGTGTCGGAATGGGTGTTCTACGAAGAAAAACAACAGAGTCTCACTGAGACCAAAACGTCTCACTGGGACAATATCGTCTCACTGAGACAGGAAACGAGTGAGACCAAAACGGCAACTTGCCTTCTTTATACAAAGAAAGAACCCCCTATAACTCTTCCTTCGGAAGAGATTATTCCCCCCCAAGCCGAAAAGGCGCCCGCCAAGGCTGATCGCAAGAAACCGTTCGGCCTGACCAACCTCCTTGCCAACAACCCTCACTGCCTGACCGAGGGTCTGCTCAAAGACTGGCTGGCCCTGCGCAAAGAGAAAAAGGCCGCCGTCACCGAGACCGTCTGGAACTCGCTTAACGCCGAACTGGTGAAGTGCGCTGATCTGGGCATCGCTGCTGACGTTGCGATGACTGAAGCGCTTTCCGCTGGCTGGCAGGGGTTCAAGGCAGCCTGGATTGCTAACCGCATCGCTGAAAAACCAGCCGCTGCACCATCCGCATCACGACACCACGGCTTCGCCGGTCGCGACTACACCGCAGGCCTGACCCAGCGGGAGGACGGCAGCTATGCGCTCTGAAAAGGTGATTGCCATGTCCGACGTCAAGCAGGCCGCCGGCCAACGCATCCAGCCAGCCCACTGCGACGATCACGGCCCGTTCGAACAGCGCGTCACCGTGCTGCTGGGTCGCGAGATCGTCGGCCGCTGCCCTGAGTGCGAACGCAAGGAGCGCACCGAACGCGAAGCCAAGCAGCGCGCCGAAGAGATCCGGATCAAGCGTGAAGCCATGGCGAAGAAGCTCGGCGCGGCGCTGATCCCGAAACGCTTCGCTGATCGCACCTTGGACAACTACCAGATCGAACACGAAGGCCAGCGCAAAGCCTTGGCGTTCTGCCGTCGCTACGTCGCCGCGTTCGCCGAGATCGAGCGCACCGGTCGCTGCCTGATGCTGCTGGGCCAGCCCGGTACCGGAAAGACCCATCTCGGCGCGGCCATGGCCAACGACCTGATGCGCGCCACCTCGGCCACAGCCGTGTACCGGACTGTCGGCTCAATCCTGCAGTCGATCCGCGCGACCTACGACCGCAACAACGAACAGTCCGAGGCCGACATCCTGTCCAGCCTGATCGAACCTTCGCTGCTGGTCCTTGATGAGGTCGGGGTGAGCAAGGAACAGCCGAGTGACTTCGAGCTGACCACCCTGTTCGCAATCATCAACGGCCGGTACGAACAGATGCGGCCGACAGTGGTGATCTCCAACCTGAGCGGCGATCAGCTTCCGCTGGCGATGGGCGAGCGTTGCGTTGATCGCCTGCGAGAGGGTGGCGGGGTAGTTGTTCCATTCGATTGGGAATCGCAGCGCGGCAAGGAGGGGTTCTGATGGCCAGCCGAATCGTTATCGCCATAGCCCTCATCACGCTGGTAGCCGGATACGGCTTCAACCACAAACCAGAGCGCTGCGCGCACTCTGTGAATCTGCAGGAGGTGTTCCGATGAGTGAAATAACCAGAGGCGTCATCGGAATGCCTTTCAAGCTGGCCATGAGCAGCGAAATGTCGCGCCGGCAGTTTCACGTATGCGCGCAGGAGGTCTTTGTCGAGAAAGAGCGGCTGGAAGTTCAGGTTGCCACTCTGAAAGCCGATCCGAACAGCTGGCAATCCGGCTATGACGAGGGCCGCAAAATGGGAACGAAGACGGCACTGGCTGAGTGCGACCAGCTCAAGGCCGAGAACGAGGCGCTGCGCGATGCCGCCGCCGTTGCTGCCATGCGCATCAAGGAACTTGATCTGTTGTTCGGTCGCTACCTCCTGGCCATGCGTGCGGCAGTCATCGAGGACGAGCACGGCAAGACCGAAACCGCCGGAATGGATTGGATATTCAACTCGTTGGCTGGTCCCGGCCAGCTTCCACCTGAGGGCGAAACGGATGCCCAGGCCTACTTTGATCGCGAGATTGTCGCCGTCGACAAGGGCATGGAAGAGGTTATGGCGTTCCACGATCAGCGCCACGCTGCAAAAAGCAAGGAGTCCAGCCATGGCTGAGAAGATCCGAATCAACTCACTGGCAGAGCTTTCGAACATCAACGCCGCGATCCGCAACAAGGGATTTCCCTGCAACGTGACGATCACTGGCGCCAGCCGCAGCCTTCCTCAGAACGCCCTGTTCCACAAGTGGTGTGAGTGTGCAGCCCAGTTCTTTGTGAGCATGGGCAAGACCACGTTCGCCACCGGCGCGCCGATGAACATGGAGAACATGAAGCGCAACTTGAAACTCACCTTTCTGGGAGAAGAGGCGGTCCGCGACATCAACCTAAAGACCGGCGAAGTCGCCGAGCGATACGAGCTGCGCCACACCAGCGAACTGGACAAGGGCGAGATGCATTCCTTCATGACCTGCATCGACGCCTGGGCGCAGGAACACGGGATCTACCTGCCGCACCCGGAAGACAGCGAGTACATGAAGATGCGCTGCAACATGGGGGAGGCTGCATGAAGACCATCAAGGCTCTCATCAGTGCGTTGGCGACCATCCTCGAAGCTGGTTATCACGCTCAGCCCATGTCGGTTCAGTTCGGGGGTGAGCTTTGATTCCTCGATCCGAGAAGCCGATTCGGCCGAAGCGCTGCCGAGTCGCTGGTTGTGGTGCGACCTTCACGCCGACCCGCAGCTTTCAGAAATGGTGCTCTCCGGACTGCGCGGTAGTGCTGGCCCGTCAGGCGCAGGAAAAGCAGCGCATGTCGATTGCCCAGCGCGAGCGCCGCGAAATCAAGCTACGGAAGGAGAAGCTGAAGAGCAGGGCAGAGCACCTCAAGGATACCCAGCAGGCTTTCAACGCATGGGTGCGCGAACGAGATGCCTTGCTTCCCTGTGTGAGCTGTGGACGTCACCACGAAGGCCAATGGCACGCGGGGCACTACCGTACCGTATCGGCGCATCCGGCGATCCGCTTCGAGCCCCTAAACGTCTGGAAACAATGTGCTCCGTGCAATACGCACAAGTCAGGCGACTTGCTGAATTACAGGGCTGAGCTGATACGGCGGATCGGAGAGGAAAAGGTTTTATGGCTCGAAGGGCCGCATGAGCCAAAGAAATACACGATCGACGACCTGAAGGCGCTGACAGCGCTTTACCGGGCAAAGACCAAAGAGCTGAAGGGGAGAGCAGCATGAAGATCAATTCGGCACGTCAGGCATGGCACGACTGCACCTATAACCCGGCACCGGGTCAGAGCTCGGACGTCGTTCAGTTGGGCGTGGTGGTCCAGGCCACCGAGCGTGGGCCGACCGCGAACCACGCCGTACACAGCGCGCTGGCGGGTCACATTCAGTCCGTCATTGCCAAGCTGCACCCTCAGGTCCGTGTGTTCGGCGAGTACATGTACGCCGCGCACCGCAGCGACGATATCCGCGAGGCAGCGGAGGAAGTGGTGTTCGGTATGGTGGTCTCCAAGTCCAAGCGAATGACCGCCGCGAAGCGCGAGAAGCTGGAGTACGTGGTGAAGGGGGTTATGCTCCGGTATCGCTACATGCACCAGGGCGGGCAGTCGGCCAATAAAGATCCGCTGATCAAGCCGGAAGGTTTCCGCAGTTGGCTGTGGGCTGAGTACGGCTGCCGTCTTGAGTCGTGCGCTTGGGCGCGCGACTGGGAGCCAGTGATCACCCTAATTTTTGAGTGCTGCGAGGATCTGGATCGCATGGCATTGAGCCCGGTCGGAGCGGTCATCTACCGGATGAAGGATGCGGCTTAGCTAATCCACGTATATCTGCGCAAATAAACCGTATTTTGCTAATTGACTTCCCGCACGGCTGAGGGCATCATTTCGCCACATTAAGTATTTTGCCTACGGCAACTTGCTCTGAAAGCCCGACCATCGTGTCGGGCTTTTGCGTTATTTCAAGATGCTAATCTGTACTGTCGAAGTAAGATCTATTTCACAGGGGTTAGCTATGAAGCGGAATCTTTCCAAGGTCGCTATCTTGCTCAGGCTCATCGAGACCCATGCCGACGAGGTGGGCATACTGCTTGGGACGTTAAAAAGGCGGTGGAAGGCTGTCGGACCTCCCAAAGCGATGCGTTATTCTGAGTGTTTTTATTTGCTTACGATTTGCAAATCTGCCGGGCTTATCACAGAAGGATATTACTTCACTGGTCAGCGCATCTTTCAACTGACTTGGGCCGGTCATGAGTATTTGGACTCGTTCACCGACAATGATCTAGAAAACTGAAAAGGACCGAGGTCCGCAGTTTCCTTCCGCTAACGTAGACGATGCCGTATCAGGTTGCGGCCGTACAATAATCGCGTTGATACGGGATCGTTCGTATCGTGGCTGCAAGGAATACCCAATGCACGCCAACTGTTACCTCATGCTTTCATCTGCTGCGCGAAGTGATCCGTCGAGACTGGTCCATTTGGGTGCCGGCGATGGTGAAACCTATGGCGGACAGGAGGGGAAACACCCTCACACATTCTCAAGCCTCGCAGATGCGGGGATTTATCGTTTTTTCCTCAAAGCTGGTACCTTTTTGGCTGACTCATCGCCAAGGTATTCGCTGTGACTGTATACATCGTTGCACCTGTGAAAAATGCTGAAAAAACGTGGGCTGTTTGGGTTGACGGGAATCAACTGGAGAACCTCTTTCCATCGGTTGAGTTTGCGAATGCGTACGCACATTGGCTAGCTATGGGTCGTCTGGTGGAAATGTTGAGAGAAGGCCAGGCAGAGCTCGAAGGAAAGCTAAAAGGTGTGTTGCTGATGACGAAGGACGATCTCGGTAACGCTTATTTGAGCGCAAGAGATTCCGGATGGACGCCCGATAGCCTTAAGGTGGTGGTGGACCAGTTTGCAGAATTTAATCCGGAGCTATTTGTAGCTCTCGCGGCTCACGGAATTGAGATAAACGTAGCGCCGGCCATCTCGAGCCCTTCGGATGACCGTCGAAAAGCACCCGAGCTTAATACTAAGCCAGAGCCTGAGATCACGCGACTGCGCAACAAGCAAGGTACCGCTACTGACTTCGGGATGTAGACGCTCCCCATTCTGAAGCGAGCGTGTATAAGTTAGTGCGTAATTCTAAGCCTCAGCACTCTCGCCGGGGCTTTTTTGTATTCGGCTCACCCACACCCATCGCTCCGAGCCGGGAGTGCATGTGATACCGATCAATCTACTGGCGCAAGACTGAAGGCCCAAGCTTTAGGTCGGTTCGTCGAGTTCGAGATCTGCGCCCATCTCACGCATCTGCTCATACAGCTCATCAAGCTGTTCAGAAGGAAGTGTGAGTCGGGCCGCAATGAAGAAAAGCATCTGAGCACTAACTTCGCGCGGCTTGGCGCCGCCGGTGTACTTGCGCCACTGGCGACCATCCGACAAGCCTGCGATATCCGCCATGTCGTTTCCGGTCTTGTTCAGTCGTGTTTTCAGCGCTTCCAGATCGGACGTGGACGGCGGGGCATAGTGCTTGATGATTTTCATGTCGACCTTATGAGAAACCCCGCTTTCGCGGGGTTCTGGAATCAGGAGAGGTATTTGGTGAGGGCTACTGTGGCTGCGGCTACCGCGCCCACCAGACCCGATGCCATCGCCAGTGGATACCAGAGAGCTTCGCGGCTCAGCTTGTGCGCCTCGCTCCGCAACTTGGTGGTTTCAGCGTTTAGCTTGCTGGTCTCGGCCATCAGCTTCGCGATCTCGGAGTGAATCTTTTCGAGTTCGGCGGTTGTCATTTCGATGCTCATCTGTTCTTCCCTTTGGGGCTGTCGGGCCGGGCGATATGCGCTTCCCATGTGTTGTATATTAGGCCCATTGGGCCTAATGATCAAGCCCTTTTTGAAATCCCTTCTGCTATTTGGCCGCTATCAGTTGGCCCTTTATTCCGGACAGCCCATGACAGACGTATCCCGCATCGCTGACAGCACGGTGTTTAAAATCGTCGTGCCCGTCCTTCAGACGATTCTGTCTGCTGCTGCGATTGGCGCGTTCGTGTATGTCGTGGGCTCGCTGTCCACGCTTCAGGCCTCACTGAACGCATACCAAACCAGCCAGGCTCTGTTGACTCAACGAGTAGATTCCCTTGAGCGCTCGCGCGATGCCGGTGACAAGTTCATCGACACCCTGCGGAGCTCCGACCAGCGCCAAGACTTCCGTCTGGACTCGCTCACCGAGATGGTGAAGTCGTTCGGACGGCCAAAGTGAGGTGCGCACTGGTTGTGGTGTTTTTGCTTGCCGGCTGCGCACAGCAAGACTCAGGAACCCGGCAACCAGCCGAGCACAAGACAACGGTTTTCCGGTTCACGTCTGCCCCGTCGGCATGTCCTGAGCCCGAACCACCAAAGGCCGCGCTGCGCCGCGTGACGAAAAGCCGTGACGACTGGAAGCGCTACGCCGAAAGCCTCGAAAAACTCCTACCCGCGGACGCAACCAATGGCACTCATCCCTGAATGGCGGAACGCTTGGAAGCTGACCAGTATTCAGATAGCTGCTGTCGGTGCTGCGCTGAATGCGGCGGCGGTGGGGTGGCTGATGTTTCAGGGGTCGGTGCATCCGCTGCTGTTCGCAGGGGTGAACATGGCCCTCGGCATCGCTGTTGCCGTATCCCGAGTGGTGCAACAGCCTGAGCTGCACAAGACGGACGAATAGTTCGCGCCACGAAACTGGAAGATCTGATTTCGTGGCGCGATCCAAAACAGCGCCGAAACGCTACAGCTCTAACTTATTTCACCTGCAGAGCGGCCTGGATCTTATCTACGTAACTTGAGAGGTTCTCCAGCTCTTCTTTGAGTATGCTTGAACGATCTGGGGAATTGGCCACTTTAGAATTGATCAGGGTCAAAGCTGCGCACACCGCCGCCTCTCTCTTCGTGGCAGGGCTCGACTCGGAGAGCCCATTATTCTTTAGAAGACCTTTGAAATTGTCGGACATTTGGGTTTCCTACCTTTGATTGGATCCACACCAATACCGGTATCAGTCCAATAACTCAATAGGTGAGGAATGCTCAACAGACCAACACCGCCGGCATCGCTGCTTGAACTGTCGGAACTCTCCATGCTTGGCATTCGGCTCACACCTGCCCCTGAAGTATGGCAATGGATCGCTGAGCAGATACTTTCTGATGCCGGAAACATCCATAACCCTGACCATGCTCACCTGGTTGATGCGCCCATCCGCATCCTTTGGGCGTCGGCTGCATTCGAGAAGCAGTGCCGCACGGTGCTGGGTCAGGCCGAGCTGGTGGCCTTCCGTGCAGGTGGGTGGCAGAAGGCGCGGCAAGAGCAGCAGATGATCGACTGGTTCGGTGAAGTGCCGGACTTCCTCATCACACTGGCTGCCGACTATTGCGCTCACTGCACCGACGCTGAGTTCTGCGCGCTGGTCGAGCATGAGCTTTATCACATCTCACAGAAGCTCGATCAGTATGGCGCTCCCAAGTTCAAAGAGGACGGGACGCCCAGCCTGACGCTTCGTGGTCACGACGTGGAAGAGTTCGTTGGTGTGGTCCGTCGCTATGGTGCGAGCCCCGATGTTCAGGCCATGGTCGACGCGGCAAACAAACCCGCTGAGGTGGGGAAACTGAATATTTCGAGGGCCTGCGGAACCTGTCTGCTCAAGTCGGCCTGATTCCTGTGACAGGTTTTGACGGATGAATCCCATATGGCAGTGCTACGAAGCGAGGTCAAAGCCTTCATTGTTCAGGCTCTGGCCTGTTTCGATACGCCTTCTCAGGTGGTAGCAGCGGTCAAGACAGAGTTTGGTATAGAGATCAGTCGTCAGCAGTGCGAGTCGCACGATCCAACGAAGTACGCAGGGCAGGGGCTCGGGCAGAAGTGGGCTGACCTGTTCCATCAGTGCCGGACAAGGTTTCGTGAAGAAACGGCAGACATCCCGATCGCCAACCGCGCCTATCGACTGCGCACGCTTGGACGAATGGCCGAGAAGGCCGAGAACATGAAAAACATGGCGCTGACTGCCCAGTTGCTGGAGCAGGCCGCCAAAGAGGTGGGCGACGTCTACGTGAATCGCCGCCTCGAACCTGAAAAGCCGCTGGGCTCCCAGGCTGATCAGCAGCACGCGATCGCTGAGTACAAGCTGGAGCCTGACGAGAATGTCCCGACTACCCCGTACCTTTGACGCGCCGGTAAGGCTGACGCCGAAGCAGGCGAACATCTACGTGTGGGGGTTCCAGCCTCAGGCCCGTTTCAGGGATGCCGTATGTGGTCGCCGGTTCGGTAAGACGTTCCTTGGGAAAGCAGAGATGCGCCGCGCGGCCCGACTGGCTGCGGAGTGGGGCGTAAGCATCGAGGACGAGATCTGGTATGGCGCGCCGACCTTCAAGCAGGCGAAGCGGGTCTTCTGGCGTCGGCTCAAGCAGGCGATCCCGGAAGCATGGCGTGCACATCGTCCCAACGAAACAGAATGCTCGATCACGCTGAAGTCTGGCCACGTCATGCGCGTAGTCGGACTCGACAATTACGACAACCTTCGTGGCTCTGGTCTGTTCTTCGTCCTGGTGGATGAATGGGCAGACTGTCCGTGGGCTGCTTGGGAAGAAGTCCTGCGTCCGATGCTCTCGACGTGTCAGTACACGCTGCCGGGCGGCGAGATGCGCAAAGGCGGTCATGCGCTGCGGATCGGTACCCCCAAGGGCTTCAACCACTGCTATGACACCTATCTGGACGGACAGGAAGGCGGTGAGCCGGATCACAAAAGCTGGCAATACACGTCGCTTCAGGGCGGGAACGTACCTGCCGAAGAACTCGAAGCTGCCAGCCGCAAGATGGACCCTAGGACCTTCCGGCAGGAGTACGGAGCCAGCTTCGAGAACTACGCCGGGGTCGTCTACTACACGTTCAGCCGCTCAGAGTGCACCACCACTGAGCGCATAAAGCCCGGCGAAGCGCTGCACATCGGCATGGACTTCAACGTCATGAAGATGAGCGCCGTGGTGTTCGTCGTACGTGATGGCCTGCCGTTGGCGCTGGATGAGTTCCACAAGGTGCGCGATACGCCGGAGATGATCGAGAAGATTAAGGCGCGGTTTACCAAGCATGAGATAGCGGTTTATCCAGATGCTAGCGGCCAGAACACCAGTAGTAAAAATGCCAGCGAATCTGATCTTTCGCTGCTCAAGAAAGCGGGCTTCACGGTTGTGGTCGACTCAACAAACCCAGGCGTCAAGGACCGGGTCAACTCAATGAACGCCATGTTCCTGAATACCTACGGTGAGCGCCGGCTGAAGGTCAACATTGATCAGTGCCCACAGTTCACCCAGTGCCTAGAACGCCAGACCTACACCGAAAAAGGTGAGCCGGACAAAGATCCGAAGAAGGGTCACGACCACATGAACGACGCGGCTGGCTACTTCATCGCCAAGCGATACCCGATTAAGACACAAACATCCGGCCTGCGCCGTATAGGAGGCCTTGCCTGATGCCAGTTCAATCGACAAATCCCGAGTACGACGTACACCTGCCTGAGTGGCAGATGATGGACGACGCGCTCGAAGGTGAATGCGCGATCAATCGCAGCGCGAAGTATCTGCCCAAGCCATCTGGCATGGTTGAGGCAGAGAAGATCGATGCGGCAGGGAATGCCTACCTCTACAGAAACTACCGCGACCGGGCTCAGTATGAGCACTGGGTGCGAGACTCTCTGCGCTCGATGATGGGCCTGGTCTCCCGGCTCATCCCTGAGATCAGCCTCCCGTCTGGGCTTAAGGATCTGGAAGATAACGCCACTGCTGACGGCTTCGCCCTCAAGCAGCTGTTCTTGCGCATGGTGCGCCAGACCGTCTCCCACGGGCGCATCCCGCTGGTGGTGAACGTCGACGATAGCGGCAAGCCGTACTTCTCGACCTATGCCACCCGCAATGCGATCAACTGGGACACAGCGGACCTAGGCGGTCGGCAGGACCTGGTACTGGCTGTGTTCCGCGAATTCCGGCGCAAGTCCGAGGATCGATACAGTCACGAATGCGTCACCGTCTACCGCGAGTTCTACATGGTTGGCGACGTCTGCTACACGGCGGTGCGCGACGAGGGCGGCGAGCTGGTCGAGGACGAGCGACCACTCGGCACGATCGGCAACAATAATCAGCTGGTGCGCGGCTTGGGTTACCTGCCGGTCATCTACTGCGGCTCTACCGACAACTCCCCGGACGTCGACGAAGTCCCGCTGCTGACAATGGCGCGCGCCGCCGTGAAGTCCTACCAGCTGAGTGCCGACTACTTCACCGCGCTGCACCAGACCAGTCACCCGCAGCCGTGGGTAGCCGGGCTGGACGAGAAAGTCGAGCTTACCGTAACCGGCCCATCGGCGGCTTGGGATCTGGGTCCGAGCGGTTCGTGCGGCTATCTGGAATTTCAGGGCGCCGGGATCGAGGCGGTTCGCACGGCGATGAGTGATCAGAAGAGCGCTGCGCTTGAAGCAGGTGCCAAGGTGATGGATGCCACCGGCGGTACTGAGTCGGGGGAAGCCCGGAAGACTCGCCAGAACGACCAGCACGCCACGCTGCACAGCATCGTCATGTCCGTCGCAGAAGCGATCGAGCAAGGCCTGCGGTATGCGGCTGAATGGACCGGTTACAACCCCGATGATGTGACGTTCACGGTTAAGCCTGAGTTCATTACACCGGTGGTCGATCCTCAGGTTCTGGCAGAGCTGCAAAAGGCCGTGATGGCCGGCACCGTCAGCGCGGACACCTACTGGCTCTACCTCACCACAGGCAAGCTGCCAGAGCGGGGCTACGACGACGAGTCGGAACTGATCAGCGACGAACGTGAGTCCGCTGGTATTAACCTGGACGATGACAATGGCGACGGTACCGGCAGAACAGGACGCGCAGCTGCTGGAGCAGACGACCCGGCACTCGGTGATGATCGAGCGGCTTAAAGCTGGTGAGGTAAAAAAATTCGAGAAGTACCTGCGCCGGATCGACACGGTTGTGAGGGACCAGCTGACCCGCAAGGAACTGACGACCTACAGCCGCCAGCGCCTGGAAGAGTTCCTCGCGCGGGTCGACGGTAAGCTGCTCGACATCTACAAGGCCTATGCCGATGTGGTTCAGGCTGATCTGGTAGACATCGCGCTCTATGAGTCGACGTTCGAAGCCAGCAGCCTGAATCATGCATTCTCGATTGATGCGGTCGTGCCGAGCAACGCGGTGATCCGCGCGGCGGTATTCTCTTATCCGCTGCAGGTAACCGGGCTCGACGGCGGAAAGCTGTTGAAGCCGTTCCTCAGCAGCTGGACACGCGCCGAGACGATGCGAGTCACCAACACCATCAGGCTGGGCTTCGGCCAGGGCCAGACGAACGCGCAAATCATCCAGGCTGTTCGCGGTACCGCCGCACAGAACTTCACTGACGGCGTTCTGGCGATCAGCAACCGCAATGCGGCATCGGTCGTGCAGACCGCGATCCAGCATGTGGCCACGACCGCGCGGATGGAGACGCTGAAGGCGAACCCTGATGTCGTTCAGGGCTACCGCTGGGTGTCGACGCTGGACCGGAAGACCTCGCAGCAGTGCAAGGGTCTCGACGGCCGGGTTTTCAAGGTCGGTAAAGGGCCGCTTCCTCCGGCACACATCAACTGCCGATCGACCACGACGGCGGTGACCAGGCTCGATGACTTCTTCTCCGATGGCGCTACTCGCGCTTCAATCGGGGATGACGGCGGCGGGCAGGTCGACGCATCACTGACGTATTACACCTGGTTGGCAACTCAGCCAGCCAGCTTTCAGGATGCGGCGCTGGGCCCCGTACGCGGAAAGCTGTTCCGCAATGGGGGACTTTCACCCGAGAAGTTCGCGAAGTTGCAGCTCAACAAATCATTCAAGCCGCTGACCCTGGCAGAACTGAAAGAGATCGAGCCGGAAATGTTCAAGCGTGCCGGTGTAAACTGACCGCCCACCTCAAAGGGCGCGCCATGATCATCGTTGAGCACGGATCTGGAGCCAATCCAGCGGCGAACAGCTACGCAGACCTTGAGTCGCTGCTGTTCCATGGCAGCTACTATCGCTTTCCAGTCCCGGAAGGCACAGATGAGCAGGTGCGTTATCTGCTCAGAGCCTGCGCCGCAATAGAGAGCATGCAATGGAAGGGGCAGCGGGCTTCGGTCAGCCAGCCAATGGCTTGGCCCCGGAGGAACATCGTTATCCGCGACGAATTCCTGAGCAAAACTTTGATCCCGTACGGTATACGGCACGGGCAAGTGATGCTCGCCATTGAAATGTATGCATCCGATCAGGGCCTGACGATTCGTGAGCCTACCCATGGCTACGATGGTCGGAAATTGATCCCGCTTTCACGCGGCACTGAAAAATCGATGACGGACCCACCCTTGTGGGTAGCGAGCCGAACGCAGTTTGCTGATTACCTGATGATGCGCGGGTTGAAGCTGGTCTTGTGATTGCTGACTTGCCATTCTCGCCTCCGGATGGAAGCATCCCCCTTTTAGGAGGATTTTCCGGTATGGACGCTCAGGTGCAGGACAAGATCAAGAAAGCCTTAGAGGGGCTTTTCTCTGCGGTTGGCATGCTGCAGGAGGCATATCCCGGAAAGCCGTTTACGCTAGATGGTCGTCTTGTGGGTGACATCGGTGAAGTTGTCGCCAGCCTCGCATACAAGCTCGTTTTGAATGAGGGCTTGACCAGACACCACGACGCGATAGACGACAATGGTCGTAATGTGCAGATCAAGGCGACGTTTGGCACAACTTTGACGTTTCCGGCTCATCATGTTCCAGACTACTACCTCGGCATTAAATTGAACCGAGACGGCACCTTCGACGAGATCTACAACGGCCCTGGTGCCCTGATAAGCGCTCAGCTCGCTGGCCGAAAGGTCGGTAAGTCTCCGTTGCACGGCAATCTCATGCCTATGTTGAAGCGGGTGAATCAAACAGTTCCCGATACTGAGCGAATCGCTCGCAGATAAAAGATTTACAGAGAACATCAGACCTCGGCCATGCCGGGGTTTTTTTATGCCCGCAAAGCGGGAATCAAACCCAAGGGGTGTACCAAGTGGCAGACGAAAACCAGATTGATCTTGAAGATCAGGCCGTAAAGGACGCTATCGCAGCAGCTGTTGAAGCCGCTACCGCCGGGCTCAAGAACAAGAACTCCGAGCTGCTTGGCAAGCTCAAGACCTCCACCACCGAACTGGACGGTTTCAAAACCCAGTTCGAAGGCCTGGACATCAATGCAGTGAAAGGCCTGCTCGCCAAGGTCGGCCAGGACGAAGAGACCAAGCTGATTGCCGAGGGCAAGCTCGACGAAGTCATCACCCGCCGCACCGAGCGTCTGCGTGGCGACTACGACAAGCAACTGGCCGCCGAGAAGGCTCGCGCTGACAAAGCTGAAGCCTTCGCTGCGAAGTACAGTGACAAGGTGCTGGCCGACTCCATTCGCGCTGCCGCCATCAAGGCTGGCGCGCTGCCTGAGGCTGCCGAGGACATCATCCTGCGCGCCAAGGGCACCTTCAAACTCAGCGACGACGGTGAGGCGATCGCCACTGACCGTGATGGCGAGGTCATCTACGGTAAGGACGGCAAGACCCCCCTGTCCCCGCTCGAATGGGCGGAATCGCTACGTGAATCAGCAACACACCTCTGGCCAAGGGCTCAGGGAGCCGGGCAGACCGGCGACAACGGTGGCAAGGCCACGAAGAAATGGGGCGAATACACGGAGTCTGAGCGCGCCGCGCTGGCCCGCGACAACCCCGATGCGTTCAAAAAACTCTTGGCCACCAAAGGAACCTAATCCATGGCAACGACCCAACTGGCGGACATCTTTGTCGCCGACTATTACGGCACTATCGCGCCGGTCAACTCTCCTGAAAAGACCGCGGTCTTTGACTCAGGGATCATCGTCAAATCGCCTGAGCTGGATGCCATCGCGCAGAACGGCCAAGGCACCTCGGAAATCAGCTACTGGCAGGATCTGGACGCTGACGAAGAGCCGAACATCTCGAACGACAACCCGGACGACCTGGGCGAAGTCGGCAAGGCAGAGCAGGGCACTATGCGCGCCCGTACGCTCTACCTCAACAAAGGCTATGGCGTTGCTGACCTGACGTCCGAGCTGGCCAACACCGAGCCGATGCAGCACATCCGCAACCGCTTTGGCACCTACTGGACCCGCCGCTGGCAGCGTTACCTGCTCGGCGCGGCCCGCGGCGTGATCGCATCGAACATCGCGAACGACGCCGGTGACATGGTGGTGGATGCCGGTGCGACCATCAGCGCCGGTGCCTTCCAGGATGCTGCTTTCACCTCTGGCGATGCTGCCGATGTGTTCTCCGCGATCGGCGTGCACTCCGTGGTGATGAACCAGATGGTCAAGCAGGATCTCATCGAGTATCTGCGTGACTCCGATGGCCGCATCATCCTCGCCACCTACCTGGGCAAACCGGTATTCATGGACGACAGCCTCGTCTACGGCGCTGGTCGGTACTTGTCGGTGTTCTTCGGCCAGGGCGCGTTCGGCTACGGCGAGGGCACCCCAGCAGTTCCGGTCGAGCTGGAGCGCAAGCCAGGCGGCGGCAACGGTGGTGGTGCTGAAGTCCTGTGGGAGCGTAAGACGTTCATCCTGCAGCCTGCCGGTTTCAGCTGGAAAGGAAGCAACAACCAGAACCTCAGCCCGACCGCCGCGCAGTACGCTGCTGCTGCGAACTGGGAGCGCGTCTTCGACCGCAAGCAGGTTCCGTTCGCCGCCGTGATCAGCGGCACCACCACCCCGTAATCCAGCTGTGACGGGGCGTCCTCGGGCGCTCCGTTACAAGGGAGCGAATCATGAAAGTGATCTACACCAACAAGCCAGGCAATGAGCCTGGCGTGTGCTATCGACTGCTCAGTGAGTTCTTCGGGGTGATCAGCGCGGCGACCGATGTCTTCGTCCAAGGCGACAACCCCAACATCATCGAGGCCTACCAGCGCGCAGGCATCAAGGTCACCGGCGCGGATGAAAACGGCTTGCGTACTGATGGCCCGACGGTTGCGGAGTATGTCGAGGCCGGCTACCAGGCGAGCAACTACCCGCCGAACGGCTACGCCTCGCGCAGCACTGCCGAAGAGATCGAAGCAGCGATTGCCGCTCAGAAGCCGAAGGCTGACACCAACACTGAAACCGACCCGCTGAAAATGAAGGTCGACGACCTCAAGGCCTGGCTGACCGCGAAAAACATCACGTTCGACGCCTCGGCCAAAAAAGAAGACCTGCAGGCCCTGGTGCCAGCGGAATAAGGACAAGCACATGACCGACTTCATCACCGTGGCCGATGTTGATGCTCAGTTGGGTCCTGGCTGGGCGGGCACCGGTGATGCGGTCCTTGCTGTGGCGATGGCGAATGCCTGGCTCACGGCCAAGATTAATAGACCCGTTGCAGATCCGACCCCTGACGCCATCAAGCTTGCAGGCGCTCAGGTTGCGAAGGAAGCGGCAGCGGGCAACCTGTACAGAGCGACCCAGAAAGAAGTTCTGAGCAAGACGGTATCGGCTCAGTCGGGCACTTCCGTCAGCAAGACCTACGCGGAAGGCTCGACTGACCTTTCCGCCAGCGAGAACTTCGCCCTCGCGCTTTTGGCGCCGTGGGTCAAGCGCTCGGGCACGATCATGCTCAAACGGGTGTAGCCATGGGAATGCGCGAAGAGATTCAGGCCGAACTGGCTGAAGCGTTTGACGATCCGGACGGCCTGGCCGACGCGGTGAAGCCCGTGGAAGGCTCGCGCAAGTCGACCCCGGTCTATGACCCGTCTACGGGCACTACCACTGGTGGAACCATTACCTACACCGGGCGCGGCGTGTTCGGCAGCTATCTGGCCAAGGAAATCGATGGATCGCTGATCCAAACCACGGACGAGAAGCTGCTGATCCTGCAGAGCGAGCTGTTTGTTTCGGTCGATGGTGCGCCGAAACCCCCTCCGGCAGAGCCGAAGATCGGCGACACAGTGGGCGGAAAGCGCGTGCTGAATGTAAGCCAGGATCCTGCTGAGGCGACATGGACTGTTCAACTGAGGAAGTGACATGGCTTCCAAATATTCAGGACTGAGCGGCGGCTTCGCTGCTCAGATTCAGGCCTTTGCCAATCAGGCCCAAGAGGCCATTGACGCAACGTTGCGCGAAATCGTCATTGAGCTCGGCAGCAGCGTGATTCGCATGTCGCCTGTGGGCAATCCGGAAATCTGGGCAGCCAACGTCACGCACCGCGAGAAGAACACCCGAGAAGCCGACGACTACGACTTCAAGGTTGCAGCTCGTAACACGGTCATCAACCTGACCGAATCGAATTTCACCAAGTCCGGGAAGCTCAAGAAGGGCGTCAATTACGCCAAACCGTTGACTAAAGCCGAACGGGTCCAGAACTTCAACGTGAACGGTCTGGTTTCCGGCAAGGACTATGTCGGCGGGCGCTTTCGTGGCAACTGGATGTTCAGCATCGGCTCGCCGGACAGCACAACAACAGACGAGGTCGACCCGAGCGGGCGCAAGTCCGCCGCGCGGATCGTCGACGGAGCGATCGAGTTTAAGGCGGGCGACACGGCGTACATCACCAACTCACTGCCATATGCCATCCCGCTTGAGTTCGGTCACTCCCAGCAGGCCCCCGGCGGCATGGTCCGCATCACAGTCGCACGCTTTCAGCAGATTGTGCTGGAGGCCATCAGGAACAATCAGGTATGAGCCACAAAGTCATCCGCTCCCTGTTTGAGCAACGCCTCACGGTCTGGGCTGCCGCGCGCGACCTGCGTGTTGCATACCAGGGCGTAACCTTCGAACCGACCGACAACGAAACATACCTGGCCGCCTTCACCCTGCCAGGGGGAACGAACACCAACACGCTTTCCGGTGACCATCGCGTCTATACCGGCGTGTTCCAGATCAATGTCGTCACGCCTGCTGGTAACGGCACCGGCGATGCGGAAGGTCTGGTAGACGACCTTGGCGACCTTTTCTCGGCCTATCTGCGATTGAAGCAGGGCGATTTCGAGGTACTGGTGCTGACTCCGGTCGAGCCAGGCCCGCCGATTCAAGCCGACAACACACTGACCGTATCCGCGTCGTTCCAATACCGCGCCGATACCGACTGAGGCAAAAGCCATGAGTGAAACAGACACCAAAAATGGAGAGGTAGGGGGCAGCGATGCCGCTTCTCTTCTGCTGAAGACCTCCGTCAACGGACAGTTATACGTGGCGGGGTTTTGGCCTACCCATCGTCGGCGGATCAATTAAGAAGCCGGATTTGATCGTAAAGGCCGAATTCGTCGAAATGCTTCCTGACGGGATGGTAAGGATCAGGTCGGAAGCTTTCTAACCCGCCCATTGGGCAAACCTGAACCCGCCATGTGCGGGTTTTTCTTTTCTGTACGAGGACAAAACCCAATGAGCGCAATTCTTCCTAACGGCTCCATCCTGGAGATCGCGTCGACCTACAGCGTAGCCAAGCTGGTGACGGCTATCACCAACGCGAATCCGGCTGTGGCGAGTGCTGCTGCGCACGGTCTGGCCGAAGGCGACATCGTAGTCGTGAACTCTGGCTGGACACGCTTGAACGACAAGGTCGTTCGCGTAGCTGATCCCGATTCTGGCACCTTCGAACTGGAAGGCATCGACACCACCAAAACCACCGTTTACACGGCGGGCTCTGGCGTTGGTTCGGTCCGCGCCGCAAGTGGCTGGGCACAGATCAGCCAAGTCACCGACAGCACCAGTTCTGGCGGTGATCAACAGTTCACAACCTTCGGATTCCTGGAAGAGTCCGATGATCGTCAGCTACCGACCACCAAGTCGCCGATCAGCATGTCAATCACCGTTGCCGATGATCCGTCCCTGCCGTACGTGGGCCCAGTTGAGGCAGCGGACGAAGATCGTGAGCCGCGCGTAGTCCGCCTGACCCTGCCTAACGGCTCGGTCATCTACTACAACGCCTACGTGTCGATCACCTCGACCCCAACGCTTTCGCGCAACAACATTATGACCCGCGTCATCACCCTGTCGCTGGCGTCCCGTCCGACTCGTTACCAGGCGGCCGCGTAAATCATGCCGAAGATCAAGATTGCCCAGAACCCGACCTTCAAAGCGAAGGTCGCCATCCCGCGCATGGGCGAAAAGCCTGTCGACGTGGATTTCGAGTTCAAATACCTGGACCGCGTTGCACTGTCGGCTCTGTTCGACAAGTGGAACGTAGCCCGCGACGAGCATGCAGCGAAGGTCACTGAAGGCGGCCTGTCGTGGCAGGAGGCGACGGCTGACGAGATCGGCATGCAGGTCAACCAGATGAAAGACATCGTGGTTGGCTGGGGCTTCGACGACAAGTTCAGCGACGAATCCATCACTGCTCTGGTCACCACCTGCGTAGGCGCGCCAAAGGCCGTGCTGGATGCCTACCAGGCTGCATACCAACCGGCCCGCTTGGGAAACTGACGGCGACGGCCCGGATTCTGTACGAGTCTGGTCCGTCCGACGCCGATCTGGCCGCCTTCGGCATGACCAGGGCGGATCTCCCAGAGGTTGAGCATGAGGTGCTGGCCGATGCTTGGCCGGCCTTCAGGCTGTTCGAAGCCATGTCCACACAATGGCGTGTCGGTATGGGCGGCGCTATCGGCCTCGACTATTCCGCCATTCCACCCACTGCCTCCATGCTCGGCATGAAGCGCAAAGAAATCACCGAGGCCTTCCACGACCTTCGCGTCATGGAGGCCGAGGCCTTGCTCGTCATGAGCGAATCGAAATAGCGGAGCGAGCATGCCATCGATTGCTGAACTCGGGATCAAGGTCGATTCGACCGATGCCGCGCAGGCGAGCTCCGACCTCGACAAGCTCACGGCGGCGGGCGGGCGGGCCGAGAAAGCTGCGGAAGGTGTTGCGCGGGGGGCTGACAAAGCCTCCAAGGCCATCAAGAGCCAGGCAGATGAGCTGGCAGACCTGCTGGGCGAGATTGATCCGACGGTTAAGGCTCTGGGCCGTCTGGATGAGCTGGAAACCAAGCTTTCAAAGCACAAGGGTGTAGGCCTGGACGCTGCGACGTTCAGCGAATATCAGGCGAAGATTGATCAGTCCCGCGCGAATCTCACAAGGTTCGACGACTCGCTTTCGCGCACCGGCAACACGGCCAAACAAACTGCCGCGGCTCTGCGGACCGTGCCGTCACAGTTTACGGACATTGTCACCAGCCTACAGGGCGGTCAGGCGCCATTCACCGTCCTGCTCCAGCAAGGTGGTCAGCTCAAGGACTCCTTTGGGGGTGTAGGTGCTGCCGCAAAGGCCATGGGCGGCTATGTGCTGGGGTTGGTTAATCCATTCACGCTGTCGGCTGCTGCCGTAGGAGTTTTGGGGGCGGCGCTGCTGTCTTCGCAGTCTCAGTTCAACGAGTACAACAAGGCAGTCATCAGCACGGGCGGCGTTGTCGGTAAAACGGCCGACCAGTTGTCCGCGTTCGCCACCACTCTGGCGGATGGTCGGCACTTCACCGAGGCGGGCGAGGCAGTTCTGTCGCTCGCGCAGAATGGCAGGCTGACCGGCGAGGTGTTTCAGGAGGTTGCTCGAGCAGCGACCGAGACGGCGGCGGCCACAGGGCAAAGCGCGGCCAGCATTGCTGACCAGCTGTCCTCTACCAAAGGCACGGTCACAGACCTCGCTGTCGAGTACAGCAACAAATACGGCGTCATCACTCAGTCCACCTACGATCAGATCCGCGCTCTGGAAGAGCAGGGCGACCGGATGGGGGCGATCAAGACCCTTTCCACCGCCGTTGCGGATGAAATGACCCGCCGCAACAAGGAAATGGAAGACTCCGCTCGTGGCCTTGCGAGAGCGTGGAACGAAGTACAGCGGAGCATTGGCAGCGCATGGAACGAGCTGAAGACCGGCCTGCAAGCCAGTCCTGAGCTGTTCCGTCTCCAGGTGCTACAGGGCCAGTTGCAGGATGCTCAGGAGCTTGGAAACCAGAAGCTGGTCGCCTACTACCAGCAGCAAATCGCGGCAGCTCAGAAAGCCGTCGACCTTCAACAACAGAAGGCTGCGCTGACTGGGCAGGAAGAGTCGAGCCGCCGTCAGCAGATCGCGGGCGAGGACAAATGGCTGGCAGATGGTCTGAAATACCTGACCGACCAGCAAAAGATGGAAAAGGAGATCGCCGAGGCTCGCACCCAAGGCCTCAGTTCTGGTCGCTCCCAAGTGGAGATCGAGCAGCGCATCAGCGACATCCGCAAATCGTACGAGAAGAAACTGTCGGGCCCGGCGAACCAGCTGGATCTGACCAGTTTCAACGACACGCAGAATCAGCTCAAGGCGCTGACCGCGACCTACAGCAACGCCCAGAAGGACCTGGACGCCCAGCAAAAGGCCGGGATCATCTCGCAAGAGTCGTACGCTGCCCAACGCGCGGCGCTGATCCAGGCGGAGAAGGAAGAAGTCACCAACGCCTATCAGGCCGAGATCTCGGCACTGGAGGCGACTCGCGACAAAACCTCAACCACCGCTCAGCAGCGTATCCAGCTGGACCAGAAGATCGCTGATGCTCGCACCAGTATGGTGAAGGCTCAACAGGATGCTGACACCGAGCTTTCAGTGCTGGCGACCAATGAGGAAGGCCGACTCGCCAAGCAGGCTCTGGCCGTCAAAACCTACACCGATGCGCTACAGCAGCAGGTCGTCACCTTGCGTCAGCAGGGGCAGCGGTCCGCCGGGACTCTTGGGCTTGGGGATCGGCAGCGCTCGCTGTTCGATTCGCAGAACAGCATCGACGACAGGTTCAACCAGCAAAAGGTTGAACTTGCCAACCAATACGGCGACGGCTCGCGCGGCATGAGCCTCGATGAGTACACACAGAAGCTGAAGGCGCTGCAGACCACTCAGCAGGATCTGCGCGAAGCGGTCACCAGCAACTTCGACGCGATGACCGCTGCGCAATCCGACTGGACGGCCGGGGCCACTTCGGCTTGGCAGAACTATCAGGACAATGCTCAGAACGTCGCCGGGCAGATGAAGACGGCCTTTACCAATTTGTTCGACGGCCTGACCGATTCCGTAGTGGATTGGGCCTTTGGTGCTGACGAGAGTTTCGGCGACGTGCTGCTGAGTTTCGGCAAGATGATTGCCAAAATGGAGCTTCAGGCCGCTGCATCCAGTGTGTTTTCTGGTTCTTCGAATGGCTCTGGCGGTCTGCTGTCCACCATCGGCAGCAGCATCTTCAGCAGCTTCACCGGCAGCTCGGCTTCTTCCGCTGGCTCGACTCAAGCCGGCTACTCCTCGACCTACTTCCCACAGGGCAGGGCCACAGGCGGAGACGTATCGCCAAACACGCTTTACCAGGTAAACGAGAACGGGCCAGAGCTTTACAGCCAAGGCGGCAAGACGTTCCTGATGACCGGAGAGAGCGGCGGCAGCGTCACGCCTCTGACGAATGGGTCGGCAGGGCTCACGGGGGGCGGGGGCGGTTCGTCCCCGATCGCGGTCTCGATCCAAATCAGCGGCGATGGCACGTCTCAGGTAAGCAGCAATACCTCTGGCATGGAGCAGTTCGGCGCCGAGATCGGGCGGTTCGTCGAGGCTCGCTACAAGCAGCTGGAAGCGAAGTCGCTTGGCCCGCAAGGGAATATCCGCAAAGCCATCAATGGGAGGGCGTAATGGCTGACACATTCACCTGGCGCCCTGATAAGTCGGCGCCGGGCACATTCACGGAGCGCATCCGTTCCGCCCAGTTCGGGCAAGGCTACAAGCAACGCGCGGCGGACGGGATCAATAACGAAACCCAGTCATGGAACTTGACGTTCACCGGCGAGAAGGCGCGGATCGCAGCGATTCTGGCGTTCCTTCGGGCTCAGAAGGGGTACAGGTCCTTCATCTGGGCAACGCCGTTCGACGGCCCCCTTTACTTCACATGTGACAGCTTTACCCCGACGGATCTGGGCGGCAACGCATGGTCGCTCACTGCCACGTTTGAACAGACTTACCAGGTGACCTGATGCCCGAGAGCATTTACGAAGACGTTCAGAAGCTTGAGGCAGGTCAGTACGTTGAACTGTTTGAATTGGACCTGAGCGCGATCGCCGGCGACATCTACTACTTCCACGGTTACACGAAGCTTGGCGCCATCACTTGGCAGGGCGTTGAGTACTCGCCCTGGCCGATCAAGGTCGACGGTATGGGCATGACCGGGGAAGGGCAGCAGAGCAACCCGACCCTGGCCGTTGGCAACGTCACTGGATTCATCACTGCTCTGTGTGCGACGTACCAGGATCTGGTCGACGCGAAGGTTGTTCGCCACCGGACGCTGGGGCGTTACCTCGATGCCGTCAACTTCCCGGGCGGAAACCCTGAGGCAAATCCGGACGAGCATTTCACGGATGACGTCTACACCATCGACCAGAAGCAAGCGGCGGACGCGTCGAACGCCACCTTCGTTCTCAAGTCTCCGCTGATTGCGACCGATCGCAAGCTGCCGGGGCGCCAGATCGTTGCCAACTGCTGTCAGTGGTTGGTGATTGGCGGTTACCGTGGCGCCTACTGCGGCTACACCGGTTCGGCCTACTTCACCGACAAGGACGTTCCGACTGACGACCCTGCCAAGGACATGTGCTCCGGCACTCTTCTTGGCTGCAAACTGCGCTTTGGCGCGAACAATCCGCTGCGCTACGGCTCATACCCGAGCGCAGGATACTGAGGTGTTGGATGAGGCTTTCAAAAGACACCGTCAAAGCGATCTATGATCACGCCAGGGCTTCGTCACTCGAAGAGTGTTGCGGATTGATCATTCAGTCCGGTCGTGCGAACAAATACGTGCCGGTCTCAAACTCCGCCGAGAAGCCGGAAGATGATTTCAAGATCAGCGCTGAATCATGGGCGCTTGCCGAAGACCAGGGCGAGATCATCGCCATCGTCCACAGCCATCCCGGACAGTCTGCGCGGCTCAGCCATGCAGATCGAGTATCGATGGAAGGAACTGGGTTGCCATGGATTATCGTTGAGGTCCGCGAAGGAGAGCCGGTCAGCCATCTGATACATGAGCCGAACGGCTATCAGGCGCCGCTGATAGGGCGCCCTTTCAGGCATGGGGTTCTCGACTGCTATTCACTGGTGCGCGATTACTACCAGCGCGAGATGGGCATCACCCTACCGGAATACGACCGCGAAGATGGATGGTGGAACGAAGGGAAGGACCTTTACACCGACAACTTCGAAGGTGCTGGCTTCGTCCAGGTCGGGCCGGCAGACCTACATCAAGGCGATTTGATCCTGATGCAAGTTCGCTCGCCAGTACCGAATCACGCAGGCATCTACCTTGCGGATGGCATGCTCACGACCGAGCCTGATCATCATCCGGTGCCGGGTTCGATCCTGCATCACCTGTACGGCCGTGATTCGAAACGCGATGTGTACGGCGGGTATTGGACCGAAGCAACCCGCCTGATCCTCAGGCATAAAGACGCACAACAGTGAGCGGCGGTGCCGCAGGAGACGAACATGCAGCAAGGCTACGTACTGACGATGCAGAACCTGTTCGCGACCGAGAATGGGGTTAATGTGGGATGCAAGGCCGAAGTCGCGATCCTTGATGGTGACGTTGAAATCGATCGACTAAAGCTGACCGGTAAAGTCGGGCCGGGTGAGAGCGTCTATCGCCGGAAGTACGAGGGCAGGGCTGGGTTGAGAGCCGAGCTTTTGACTGGGGTTGGTCAGATCACCTTTACGGCAACCTGACCTCGCACGTTAGGCCTGTGGTTCGTCTTCGATAATGAATTCGTCCGTACCTGGCAAATGGAAAATGTAGGCGGCCTTGTAACCCTCTCCCATGGTTCGCGCTCTTGCCTCAGCCTCAGGCTTGGTCCGGAACGCACCAACCATGATGTTGGGTTGATCGCGGACTACGCCCCAGGTGTAGATCCAGTCCTTTTTACTTTGTGAATATTCGTCATTGCTCACATCGACCTCCGAGGTCACATTGCCCCGGTCCATGGGCTTACAGGCAACGGACCGAGGCGGTTCATTGGAGGCGCAACGCTACTACGCTTAGACTGAATGCGGCTACTGGCGATCTGTACAGGCATGCTGGCTAATACGGACTATGCTCTGGACAGCCGGCGAATTGGGGATCAGCCATGGACGAAGCGACAAGCCAGATTTTACCCATCTTGCAGACATTGCTTCCTGGCTTTGTTACCACCATCATATTTTATTGGCTGTCGGACGTTGTTAAACCGGGTCAGTTTGAGCGGGTTGTTCAGGCACTGATCTGCAGTGCGGCGATTCAATCGATAGTGCTAGGCCTTAAGAACCTGTGCTTCTGGGTCGGCAATTGGTTCCCCGTCGCTGATTGGTACGATTCGCTGGATACTGGATGGGCGGTTTTATTTGCCGTCACGCTCGGTGTTGCGCTGGCATATTGGGCGAAACATGACACGCTCTACAGGTGGGCTCGGCGCTTGGAGTTAACGGACAGGAGCTCTACACCTGTTCCGGAGTGGAACCTCTTCGTGAAGAGCTTTAAAGGCGATCGTCAGTTGAGAATTGTCCTCAACTTGCTTGATGGACGGCGGCTGCAAGGGTATCCTCGGGTCTTGCCTGCCAATCCTTCAGGGTATTATCTGATGGAGATGCCTGTTTGGGTAGGGACGGAAAAAAAGCTCCCCAGCGCGAAGATAGATTTTATACTGATCTCCAACGTGGACGTGTTGTGGGTTGAAATCCTAGAGCAAGCGGAGGTCACCGATGAATAACGAACGTGGTAGGACGCAGGGGATTTTTGAGAAAGGATCAGAAAAAAACGGTCTGAACATCAATCCGCCACCGGCGAAAAATCGGCCGAAACTGGATTCCGACGAGCCTAGGCACACAGATGACCGGTCTCGTGATCCTGTCCATATCGATTAGCGGTGCACCCCTTCCGTACGCGAACCGCCAAGCCCAGCCCCGCGCTGGGCTTTTTGCATCCGGCGTCAGCTAGCGACGGAAGCGCCAGAGCTTCGATTTCTGTCGATAGTCAATCAGCCTATTTGCGCGGGTGGATCTGTAAAGCCACATAATCTCGAAAACATACGCCGGGAAAGCTGAGATAAAAACGGTGGTTGCGTCTGTAGAGAGCAACTGTCCTGAGACCACCATCTGCTCCTTCAGGCCCAACGCCATTAGCCAGAATCCCGCGCTCAACCCGAAAAGAATGAGAGCGGTACTGCCTCGGCTAACTTCTCTGGCAATCCACGCGTCGTTGAAACGGAAATGGCGGATCTGACGTAGATCTTTCAGCTTGAGTTTCCTGAGATAGGCGACTGGGCTATTCCGCTTGCGCGAGCCGGAGCGGATGGCTGCCGGCAGCCCAGCAGTGAAGTCCCGGAGCTTTCTGGGACCTCTCGTTAGAGCGGCCAAGCAAATGGCCCCCCAAATATTCGCGGCACCATTTTCCCAAAGCCAGGCGAGGAGCGTCGTGATGCTATTCGTATCAATGGTCATGCGGCGGACTTCAATGTTGTGTGAAAAAAAACGGGGCGGATGAGTTTTTGGGTTGCGTCAGACTGGATTGAGAATCGCAAGCAGCATCTCGTCGTGCTCCGTGCGAGTTGCTTTGTAGAATATGCACCGATCAAGCAGGATCCTTTTCATGCTACGGGCCGAGGCGAGGTGTTTTGGGTCAACAGCGATAGTTTCAATCCTCCCGCTATCACGTTCCGTCACCTTTAGGTGGTACCGCTCGATCAGGCCGTCTTCGCATTTGGTGTAGCCGAGGCATTTGAAAGTTAGCGCGCGTTCCATCGCGGCCACTTCCCTCAAGTCGCGATTTGTCATGCATTCTCCGCATCAGCCAAGAGCTGCGATAAGAAGGAAAATTCCACGCAGCAGACTTGGTTGATCTGCTCGCGCACCTGCTGGTGTGTTTGGCTGTCATGCGTTGCGATTGTGAGGTAGTAGTTCTGGCCTTCGTGTTTGGCGAACACAATCCATTCCCCACTCAACGCCTGGCGCTCTGCAAGTCTTTGGCGGTTTCCGCTCACGATATCTTCAACCAAGGCCGGTACGTGATGCGGCTCTATAAATCTCTCTTCTCCAGCATTCTGGGCGTCTTGGATCATCTGTTTGAATAGCGGTATTTCGAACCACGTGAGACCTTTCTGAACATTTTGTGCAAGTGAGGCAAGTCCATCCTGCATGTAGTGCTTGTGCCAAAGTCCTTTGAGAGGAGGATGCCGGTTTTGAATAGGCTTTTTAAACTGCCCAACCTCGCCCCGCTCAAGAAGTTCGATTTCGCGAATAATTCTCGCCGGGTTTTGCCGTCCCGATAGCGCTCCTCCTAGGAGATGAGCTGCTAATAGCAGGCTATAGCGCCCAGGAATCACTCGCTCAATCCCGATGTAATTTATGAACTCTCTTAAATTGACTTCGGGTATTTCTCGGTCTTGGTCTGAGGGCATGTTTGCATCCTTGCGTGTTATGGCAAAGCCCAGGCTGGCTGGGCTCGGCGAGCGGGCTACTGATCACTCCAGTAGACGATCGTGACCTGAACGCGCGCATCTTTCGTTTCGCGGCCATCCAAGATCTTTATTCCGTGACGCGGAGTTGTGACGTTTACCGACACGACGCTTTCTTCGGTGATGCCGAACTCAGAAGCTCTCTCGTTGAACTCGTTGAGAATCTCGTCGACATTCAGGCCTACTGCCTCATGACATCTTAGTTTTCTCATTGGCAATCCTTCTTCAGGGCATGGGGAAGGGATGGTTACTCATTCGGGTATCGCTTGCGGGGCTTGATCGGCTGATCTTATTCCGCTTGTTATTAGCGCCGCGATAGTGGCTTCTGAGGCTGTGGCAAGTCAGGGAGCGCCTGATGCTCAGCCTGTATCTGCCTACTTTTCTCGGCCCAATACATGGCTGAATGATCTGGATGCTTACTTTTAACCCTCCCGCCCATGAGGCTCAGTAGTCCTAAGGCAAAATACGCAATGACACAAAATGCGACGAATCCGGCTACAAACGAAAATACGCCTGATGCTTTGTAGGCAATGAATGTCGCGATAATGCCGACGATGGCTAATGAAATCGCTTGTTCCGCCGGGGATTGCTGCGCGCGCGCCGAGGACGCCTTTCTGCGCTTTGGCGCTTTGTAAAGATGGGATGCTGACAGCCCAGTACCGGGAATGCTGGCTGTGACGCGTGTACCTTTCTTTCCGATGTTTACGGTGGCGCCCCTTCCACCAATGGAAGTACTGACGCCGCTTTTGCTGACATTCAGGCGAATACCTGGCACGATTTTGATGCTCTTCCGGAATCGAATAGCCATTTCAGGTCCCTTGATTTTTGATAGCAGTCGAATGCTAAAGATAGCCCCGGGCCATTATTCAAGGAACTGGTAATTCATACAGGAGTACGGTTATGACTTCAGCGCTGGATGGGTAGACAGGCCGGTGCTACCCTCCGCGCTTTCTCAATGAGGGATCATCATGCGAATTTTGATAGGGGCGCTGGCAGTTGTCCTTTTGGCGGGGTGTGCAAAATCCATCACTGAAATGCGCGACGCGGGGCCAGAAGCAACGCTGTACTCCAGCAAGCCTGTAGACGAGGTGTCTAAATGCATTGTCTTCGCGTGGCAGGACTACACCTATTATGGGCAGCATACTGAGGTATCCATGCTGCCGAGCCGAAATGGCGGAACAACCGTATTCACCAGCCAGAATCAGTACATGGTTGATGTCGACCCCGACCATGGAAGGACAAAGATCCTTTACTACCAGCTCGGTAGCGGAAGCATAGGCCGGACATTTCTAGAAAGCATCCGACCCTGTCTTTGAATAAATAGTTTGAGGCCCGCCCAGCGCGGGCTTTTTTTCGCCTTTGATTTGGCGCTGCGTAACAGCTGGATCTCTGCCGGGACTGGAAGCGTTGCAGGTTTGAGCGTTTGGATAACCAACTAACGATGTGAAAAAACGGGGTTTCTATGACGGATCGTATCCGCACCATTAGGCTTTCCCATGCACTGGGCCGCCGGTTTGGCAAAGAACACAGCCTCTCGGTAAGGTCAGGGGCGGAAGCTGTGCGGGCTCTCGGGGTACTCTTTCCGGGATTTAACCAGTTTCTGGCAGACTCCAAAGATAAAGGGGTGAGTTACGCCTTTTACTACGGAAATCGGAATATTGGCGAGGACGAGTTGCGCGATCCTCCAGGCGACAGTGAAATTCGTATTGTCCCGATTGTGCAAGGAAGCAAGAACAGCGGTGGATTACAGACGATTGCCGGCGTCGTCCTGATCGCGGTTGCAAGTTTCTTCTCTGGCGGCGCCGCAGCGCCTGGTGGAGCTGCCGCCCTCTACGGAGCTACCGCCACAGCGGCATGGACTGCCGTCGGCGCGGTCGGCTTTTCTCTTGCCATCGGCGGCATCGCCCAAATGATCACGGGCACTCAAACAGGCATCGACAGCAGCGAAGCCGCGGACAACCAGCCGAGTTACAACTTCTCAGGCATCAAGAACACCGTCACCCAAGGCAACCCGGTACCGCTGTGCTACGGCGAGATGACCGTGGGTTCCGCCATGATTTCACTGGGCATCGTCGCCGAAGACGAACAGTAAGGGCTTTCCAATGACCGACACCATCGTTCGCGGCTCCAAAGGCAGCGAAAGCAGCCACACGCCTGTAGAAAGCCCGGACAGCCTGATCAACACCAGTTACGCGAACATTCTGGACGCCATCAGCGAGGGGCCGATCGTTGGCCTGGTGAACGGCGCTCGATCCATTTATCTGGACGAGACACCGATTCAAGGCACCGATGGTTCTATGAACTTCACCGGCGTGACCTGGGAGCAGCGCTTTGGCGAGCACGATCAGGATTACATCACCGGCTTTCCGTCTGTAGAGACCGAACACGCGGTCGGCGTCGAGCTGAAGGCCTCCCAGCCATGGACCCAGAGCCTGAGCAACCTGCAGTTGTCTGGCGTTCGTCTGCGCCTTGGGGCGTCCGCCCTGTATCAGCAGAACAGCGACGGCGACACAGACGGCTTCACGGTGAACTATGTCGTCGAGCTTTCTACGGACGGCTCCGACTACGTGCCGATCATCACCGCTGCATTCAACGGCAAGACCACCACCGGTTATCAGCGTTCGCACCGCATCGATCTTCCAGCGGCTGAAGAAGGTTGGTCTATCCGGGTCCGCCGCACCACGCCTGACTACACCGATGCCAAAATCGGCGACACCACGACGGTAGTCAGCTACACCGAAGTCATCGACGCCAAGCTGCAATATCCCTACACCGCTTTGGTTGGGATCAAGATCGATGCGAGCCAGTTTTCGAACATTCCTGAGCGCGCTTTCCGCATCAAGGGCCGCATCATCCAGGTGCCGAGCAACTACACCCCCGAGTCGCGCACCTATTCGGGCACTTGGGACGGCACGTTCAAACTGGCATGGACCGACAACCCGGCGTGGATCTACCGCGACATCATCATCAATGATCGCTACGGTCTGGGCCGCTTCATCAGCAGCGACAACGTCGATAAGTGGGAGCTTTACCAGATCGCGCAGTACTGCGATGCGATGGTCTCGGACGGCAAGGGCGGGCAGGAACCTCGTTTTACCTGCAATCTGTATTTGCAGTCGCGCGCCGATGCGCTCCAGGTCCTGCAAGATCTGGCCAGCATCTTTCGCGGCATGGCCTATTACGCTGGCAGCGAAGTGGTCGCGTCCGCTGATATGCCAAACGACCCGGTGTACACCTACACCAATGCCAACGTCATCGAAGGCTATTTCAGCCGCCCTGGCTCGTCCGGATCCACTCGTTTCAGCGTTGCGAAAGTCAGCTGGACTGACCGCGACGACTTCGGCGCACAGAAAGTTGAATATGTGCCGAACACAAGGGCCATCGCGCGCTACGGCATTCGCGAAACTGAAATCACGGCGTTCGGCTGCGTGTCGCAAGGCCAGGCCCAGCGTCTCGGTCATTACACGCTGCTGACCAACCAGTTGGAAACCGGCACCATTCAATTCAGTGTTGGGCTGGATGGCGTGCTCGCGCGCCCTGGCCAGATCATCCGTGTGGCAGACCAGCACTACGCGGGCAAGCCAATCGGCGGCCGGGTTAAGGCCTCGACTACGAACAGCGTCACCGTTGACGATGATCTGACCGTCGCCGCTGGCGATACTCTGGTTGTCATCCAGCCGAACGGTACTGCACAGACTCGCGTCATCAAAACCGTTGCTGGCCGAGTGATCACGGTCACCGAAAATTTCAGCGCGGCTCCAGTAACCGAGTCGGTGTACGCGATCGAGACCGCAGAGGTCGTGCCTGAAACCTATCGCATCCTTACCATCACCGAGAACTTCGGTGACGACAAGCTTCAATATGACGTGGTCGCGGTCCAGCACAACGCGAGCAAATTTGCGGCCATCGACAGTGGCGCCCAGATTGTAACGCCTCCAACCACCACGCTTCCAGGCGCGGTGCAGGCAATGCCTACCAATATCCAGCTCTCGACCTATGAGGCCGTGAAGCAGGGCCTGACGATAGCAACCATGCGCGTTACGTGGGAGCCTGCACGCAGCGCGCAGAGCTATCAGGTCTGGTGGAAGAAGGATTCGGGCGACTGGGTTTATGCCGGCATCACTTACACGTCATCGATTGAGGTGTCTGGCATCTACACCGGCACCTACACGGCTCGGGTTTCGGCTGTTGGCGTGAATGGCAACTCGTCCCTGTGGGCGTATTCCGAACCTACTCTGCTGAACGGCAAGGAGGGCCTGCCGCCTGCGATCACATCGCTGACTACCGAGAGCCTGATTTTCGGCATCGGTCTGAAATGGACCTTTCCGCCAGATGCGGAAGACACCCAGCGTACAGAGCTGTGGTACAGCCAGGCGCCTGATCTGGCCACTGCGACGAAACTGGCCGATCTGGCCTACCCACAATCCGACTACACCATGCAGGGTCTGAAGGCAGGGCAATCGTTTTTCTTTTGGGCGCGCCTCGTCGACCGCACCGGTAACGTCGGCCCATGGTTCCCGACCGCTCCCGGCTTCGTAAACGGTCAGGCGAGCTCCGATGCTGATGACATCCTCGACTATCTGGTCGGCGAGATCACCGAAAGCCAACTGGGTCAGGAGCTGCTGTCGGAGATCGGCAAGATCGGCGGTGACGGCCCGGGTTCGGTCAATGAACGCCTTGACGAGGTAAGGACCGATCTGGGCGACCAGATCACCGACGTCAGCAATACCGTGACCGAAGTGCAGAACGAGCTTCAAGCACAGATCGATCAGATTGCGGATCTAGCTGACTCCATGCCTTACAAGGCCGACCAGACATACACGGCCGGGCAGGGCGTGCTCGGCGCTGACGGGATCATTTATCAGGCGACCCAGAACGTACCGAACAACACGGCACCGCCGAACGCCACCTACTGGCTGAACGTTGGCCAGGCGGTGCAGACAGCGAACGGCCTAGCCGCGCGCGTCACCACCGCTGAAACCAAGATCACCAGCATCGAGGGCGTGAACACGGCGCAGGCGAACCAGATCACTGGCCTGCAAACCTCGCTGGATGGCAAAGCGTCGTCCACTGCTGTCCAGAACCTGACGACCCGGGTCACGACCGCCGAGGGCACCCTCAGCAGCCAAGGCACGGCGATCACCGGACTGAACAGTAGCCTGACGACGACAAACCAGAACGTGACCGCCGCGCAGAATGCTGCGAATGCGGCGAACACGCTGGCAGGCGGGAAGGGCAAGGTCATCGTTCAGTCGGCGGCGCCGGCCGCTGCCGATCAGTTGGCGCAGAACCTTTGGATCGACACCACCAACAACGCGAACACCCCAAAACGCTGGACGGGGAGCAAGTGGGACGCTGTTACAGACAAGGCGGCGACGGATGCGGCTGCGGCGGCTGCAAGCGCTTTGGCGCAGGTGGCGACTAAAGCCGAGGCTGCAACTGTCCAGGCGCTGAGCAACACGGTTACCCAGCAGGGGACAGACCTTACGGCGGCGGGTAATGCGATCACCAACATCACCGCAAACATTTCGAACGTTGGTGGTGAGAACCTGCTGTACAACCCATCGTTTGACAGGTTTGCGACGGCAAGCTCACCGATTGCTGATGGCTGGGTGAGCACTGTCCCCGCGGGGCCGTCTGCAGTCTTTTCTCAAGTTGCTTCCACACTTGATCCTTCTGGCAAGTCACAGCGGATCGATGTGTCAGGCCTGACAACGAGCACCTATGCCGACTTGACCCCGGTGGTGACTAACAGGCCAGCGGTATCAGCCGGTCAGGTAATCACGTTGTCCACCAGCGTAAGAGGGACGGTAGGGCTCGGCTTTCAGCTGTTTATGCAGCATCGGGATGCAAGTGGGGCCGTATTGGCGACCGCGTCGCAGGGCGTCAATACGCTAACCGATGGTTGGCAGCGGATCTCACTGACTAGTGCGGCACTTCCTGCAGGGACCGTTGTTACAACACCCCTTCTTCGAGTGCGTCCAAACTCGGCGGGTTCGATTACCGCTGGATTTGCAGAGGTGGACCGTGCGCAACTTGAAGTCTCTCCTGTCGTAAGTGGCTGGAAGGACAGCGGCAAGGTGGCTTCAGCCGACATCGCCGCCCAGGCTGCAGCCACCACCGCGCTGACGGCGCGGGTAACCCAGACCGAAACCGGCCTGACCAGCGTCAGCGGCCAGATCACCCAGCTGACCAACAACATCGGCAGCATGGGCGGTGACAACCTGCTGCCGAATAGTTCGTTTGAGCAGGCTGCATCATCCTCAACCGCAAGACCGCTGTACTGGAACTTGGGTGGTCAGGTGGCAGGCGTGCCACAGCAGGTAGCGTCGCCGTTGTCTGCCAGCACCATGGCTCTGCGAATCACACGCACAGGCATGGTGAATGGCAACTATGTCGATCTTCTTTTCAACCCAGGCGAAGGCCTGGAGCGTCCGAAGGTCACGGCGGGCCAGTCCTATACGCTGAGCGTCTACGCGCGTGGATCGGCTTCAACCATGAAACTGGCGATGTACATCCAGTTCATGAACGAGGCGGGTTCGGTGGTTAACACGCCGACCCTTCCTGAAACAGCGTTAACTGATTCCTTCCAGCGGTTTACGCTGACTGGTATCTGTCCATCGGGCGCCACCCGTGCGCAGGTATACGCCGGCCGCATGTTCAACCGCAGCGGCTCGACGGTGGATGCTTGGTTCGAATTGGACAACGTTCAGCTCCAGGAAGGGACGACCGCCACGGCATACAGTCCGTCAGTCCAGGCCGTAACGACCGCACAGGCGGCTACCTCTGCGACCGTCGACTCTTTATCGTCGGCTGTAACCCAGCAGGGCAACACATTGACCAGTGTTGCTGCGCGGACCACTACGCTTGAGAACGCGGTGAACAGCACCACTGACGGGCTTGCGACCAAGGCCAGCGCGGCTGCATTGCAGACGTTGACGAACCGGGTAACCAGCGCTGAAGGGGTGAACACCGCTCAATCGTCCAGCATCACCGATCTTCAAACATCGGTATCAACGATTCAGGGAAGCTTGGGCGCTTCTGGGCTTGACCCGGCAGAGAACGCAACGTGGAATTTTGACAGTACGGCAGAGGGCTGGACGGCCAACAACTCGACCTTGTCGTTCCCGTCAGCTGGGGTAATGCGCCAAACCGCGACGGCTGGGGATCCGAGCATCCAAGTGTCCGGCCTGTCCATCAACGGAGGCTTGTTTACGAAGGTCCGGATGTCCATCACGCGCCGCGCTGGAGCCGCGGCAGCAGACTGGGATGGTCAGTTCTTCTACTCCACCAGCGGGCACGGTTTTACGGCATCTTTCCGCAAGGTGCTCGCAAACCCTAACCTCGCTATTGGCGCAAGCACCATCCTTGAGTTTGACATGGCGGCGCTCACCGCAGGCGGAGCGGACTGGACGTCCAGCACCATCACGGCCTTGCGTGTCGATCTTGGACTTGTGAGCGGTAGCGCATTCGATATCGACTGGATTGCTGTCGGTCGTGTCGGGCCTGCCGCATCGAGCCGCGCATTACAGTCGCTGACATCGACTGTCACCACGCAGGGCGCAACGCAGACGTCGCAGTCTCAGCAAATCGTAAGCCTGCAAAGCTCGGTCGGCGGCAACACTGCTCAATTGCAGCAGCAGGCAACAACGATCGCGGACTCGGCCAACAAAATTGCTTCTTCATACAGCGTGCGATTGGCCCTGTCTTCTGGGGGCCAGTATTACGCGGCCGGGTTCGGCCTTGGGCTGGATAACAGCTCTGGCGCCTTACAATCCTCGTTCGTTGTCAGTGCCGACCGGTTTGCCGTGCTCAACACCGTGGCGGGCAATGTTCTGACTGCCCCGTTTGCGGTGGTCAACGGGCAGACCTTCATCAGCGATGCGTTCATTCAAGACGGCTCTATCACCAATGCAAAGATTGGTGAAGTGATCCAGTCGAATAACTGGGTTTCAGGCCAGGCGGGATGGGCGATATCGAAAACGGGTTACTTCGAAATGAACGGCAACACGCCTGGTGCCGGTCGGATCGTTATTACCAGCGCTGGGGTAAAGGTCTACGACCAAAACGGAACCTTACGTGTTCAGCTTGGCAATTTAGGGTGAGCGATGGCTTATGGAATGAGAGTGTGGGGCGCCGATGGCGCCCTGCAACTGGACGAAAACTCTTTCACTATTCGAGTAGTGCTTTCTCAGGTAGTCAGCTTCGGCACTGAGCGCGGCGCGCAAAGTTTTTCAGTACCAGGATGCACGCCGGACAATGCGAATGCCGTTGTTATACCCATAGGAAACTACGGTAGTAATGATCGACAGTTCGAAGTCTTGGTGGGAAACGGTGTTGTTGAGGTAGCGAATTGGATGAGGAATTCGCCCACCATATTCAACACGGCTTCGGGCTCGATGCGACTCATTGTGATGAGGTTCAAATGACGTACGGCCTCAGGTTCACCAACAATCAGAATACCGTCATTCTTGACTCTGAGTTCGCCCGGCTTTGCGTCATCTCCGGAGGTCGGTACGCAGCTAACCAGGATGGTGGTCTTGGCTCGCTGACCACGTTCGTCAGGCCTGTGACCTCGCAAGAGCCCCCGTTGGTATTCATCCGGCCAGACACCACAAACGTCATCGCCGCAGCAGGGAAGATGTATTTGACGGGAGGCCCGGGGAATTGGACCGGGTTTTATGTCAGGACTTATGGAGTTACCACGGCGCAGCCAAACGGGCGTTACTTTGTGGCGGCATTCGCGGCCCAACCTGTGGCCAACTATGGGTTGAGGTTATGGGACGGGGCAGGCAAGTTGCTGTTCGACAGCGGGACCCAGGCAGCCTTGTTCACTCGATCGTTTTCGAACTGGACGTACGTTAAGTCCGAGCAGACACCCACTACCTCTTATCGAAACTATTATCGGGTGGATTTCAATTTCCCTGAGAACGAATATCTCATGATTAATTCGTTCGGAATGACTTTGCTTTCAGGAGGTTCTGAGGGCAGAAACCTGTTCACCTGGTGGGACTTCGCAGGAGGAAACATGTATGCCATCACTGAGGCGTTCAGTAATCCCTACGATTTCCATCTTCCTGCGGTGTTCGCAAAGATAGCTGCGTGAGCGGCCAGAAAACGGCTACACAACCATTTCCGGTTAAAATTTTACCAACCATGGAGCGTTACCATGCCTTACATCGTAATCAACACCAGCAACAGCTACGACCCAAGTAACCAGACTGAGTACGCCACCGAGGCAGAAGCGGACGCCAAGGCCCGCGAGATCCTGCAGGCGTTCCCCCAGTCCAACGTCCGGACCGCGCAGTTGCTCAAGACTTACCGCGCACAGGTGACCATCACGGCCGAAGACGTTCCTGAGCAGGATCAGCCGGCCGAGTAACACAACGCTCACCAATGCCCGCCAAGTGCGCTTTGGGCCGTCATAGTTGGACGGACCTTAATCAGTACTGCTTACGCCGCACTTGGATATCGCCACGCTGGTATTGCTGATAACCGGTGTAAGGAATCAGGATCGTGTCCGCGATTGCGGAAGCAACGAGATCGAGGGCAATTGGCGTCACGGCCCAGTGAGAACCTGACCGGGGTGGGCTGTTCAGGTTGCAAAACTGATAACTCATTCCGCTGTAAGCCCGGGGGATTGTGTGGCAGCTGGATTGCCACTTCGCGAGGTCGTCAGCCGCGCCTTTCTCGTCGTTTAGCGTCTTCATCGTGCCGCAGCCTGATAGTGCTGCAACGAGGCCCAAGACAATCCATATCCTCATTGGTCTTTCTCCATATTTGGTGAAGTACCAATCATAGCTGTTTGAACGAGCCCGCTGCATGCGGGTTTTTTTTCGCCTGGAGAAAAATATGGACGCAACCGAGAAAGACCGTGATGTGCTCGCGCGCACGCTATTTGGCGAAGCGCGCGGAGAAGGCCTGGCAGGAATGATCGCCGTCGCGTGGACTATCCGCAACCGGGTGGATGACGGAAAAGGCAATTCATGGTGGGGCGAGGGCTATACCGGTGTCTGCCAGAAGCCATTCCAGTTCAGCTGCTGGAACAAGAACGACCCGAACTATCCGTTCCTGAGTGGCGCGAGGCCGATCCCCGCGGCTGAATTCACGATGTGCCGTCTCGCAGCCGAGCAGGTGATCGGCGGGCTGAAGCCTGACCCAACCGGCGGCGCGACCCACTATTACGCGACCACCATGCCGAAGCCTCCGGCTTGGGCTGCAAAGGCGAAACAGACACTGAAGCTCGGACGCCACATCTTCTTCAGGGACGTGCCATGACCGAAGCCCAGATCAAATTGATCGTCGCCGCCGTGGTCGCCGTCGCGTTGTTCCTCGCCGGCGGGGCGGTTGCGTGGTTCTGGCAGGCCAACGCCTACGGCAATGTCATCGCCACCAATGAAGCCAACCGCCAGGCCGATATGGCGCTGATAGCCAATGCCGGGGCAGATCAGGCGCGCAAGGCGCTCGCCAAACAGCAGGACGCCGAGCAGAAACTCGCCGCACTCGACAAAGACGCCATAGAACAGAAGGAAAAGGCCAATGCCGAAAACGAATCTCTGCGCCGCGCTGTTGCTGACGGCACTCACCGGCTGCGCCTCGCGGGAAGTTGTAGTGCAGGTAGCGGGAACGTGTCCCAAGCCACCAAAGCCACCGGCGTGGGTAATGCAGGCTCCGTCGAACTCAGTCGAGAAACTGGACAAGCTGTTCTCGATCTCCGCAGAGATCTCATCTCCGATCAAGCAGCCCTGAGGGCGGCGCAGACTTACATCAGAGACGTGTGTCAGTAGAGGCCGATGGTAGAGCCATTGTGACTGGAATCAGCAAAAATCTTTTTCGATTGATATGCTGTATATACGTACAGTATTCAGCTATCCTATTTAAGCCGCCTACAGACCCTTCAATGCTGTGGCGGATTACTCATAGGTGTCTTCAAGCACCTATTTCTGCTTTCGAGAGGTGACTATGCGCAAGATATTCAATGTTGTTTTTGCGTCTCTGGCTTTGGCTGCAAGTGCGTTCGCGTCGGCTGATACTCCGGCGTCTCCAGTGGGCTCTTGGGAGCTTGCGTCGTATTTCGTACCAGGTGGCGGCTTCTACGCCAGCCAGACCGTCTGCTTTAAATCGGACAATACCTGGTATTCGAGCACGCAGGGCGGGTGGAAAGGCGCCTGGTTCCAAAACGGAAATGATTTGCAGTGGTACGGCAGTGTGCCAATGGCGGGTGCGGGTACGGCGGGGAGCTTGGCGACCATTGGTATCGGTCAAGCAACTGGCAGTGGGACCATGGCAGGCAACTACGTGGAGTGGGCCGCCCCGAGCAATGTGCCGCTGGCGTGGGACAAACATTACACCTATACCCTGACTTACAAAGGTGAAACTTGCGGGGCTCCTCGATAGCCTCATCCTGAAACCGTTCGCGCGCTGGATGTGTACTCGTCCGGCGCCGACGTTTCATCCCTATCTGTCAGTCCCCATCATTAAGGCTGTGGTAGTGTGCGCCAGCATTGCCGTAACGATCTCTATGCATAAAATGTCGCCCACACGAATAGGGCGGAATTATGGACCCGAAACTTGCTGGCTTATCCTTTCTGCTGACCCTCACCTGGGCAGGCATCGTCCTGATCTTGTTCTGGATCTACGTGTGAACCCCTCCGTCGCAAATCCCCTCATACAGTATTGACCCGTCCCCTCTGATTCTCGTTCACTGTACGCATATACAGTATCGAGCATAAGCTATGTATTTCCTAATCACACCCAGACGGCGCCTTGGCGTGGCCGTCGATAAAAAGGAATTGGCGAAAATCCCACCGATCCGGGGAGACGTGCAGATCATCGAGTCGCATGAAAATCTGCTTGGCCGCACGACGACTACCGCATGGATATTCAGCTCCGCGCCTGGGGAGAGCATTCTGCCAAGACTGCTGGACGTGCGCATAACTGGTATGGCCACTGGCGGGATGAACCTGACCGGGGTCGAGATGATTGACGACGCACTGTATGCACAGTCGTGGTGGTGTCGCTTTGTGTAAGGGAGCCAAGCATGCTTGAAGAACAGGCCAAGTTATCCCTCGATGCGCTGCTCAACATCCGGGCGCCCGGTACGTACCTGATAAAGGTCGACGGCGACAGCATGGAAGGTGCTGGCATTTTCTCTGGGGACATCCTGATCGTTGACAAGGGTCTGGACCCAGTCGACGGAAGCGTCGTCATTGCACTGATCGACCGTGAACCGACGGTGAAGTACCTGACCTTTACGGCCGGTATGCCGGTGCTCCGATCTGCCAACCCGAAATACCCGCCGCGCTTCATCCTGGAGAACAACGAATTCGAGGTATGGGGCGTGGTCACCTACAGTATCCGGGACCACGACAGGAATTGAGCATGGACGTCAAAGAGCGAGAATTGCAGTTCTGGAACGATCTGCTCGAGCATGAAGCGCGGCGAGAGTGCGCAACCGAGCACTGGGCGGGGGAACTGGCCGGGCACGCGATGGCGCTGGGCAGACTTGGCGTCATCGACAAGGAAAAACTTGGAGAAATGCTTGAGCTTGCCGACTCGGCCTTCAGCCATGTCGCCGAGGAGTTGCTGACCCGGGAGTGGCTGCAGGCACAGGCAGCTGAAAAACTAGAAAAAGGGGAAGGGTGAAGGTCGGCGGACGCCGGAGAGGGTTCGGAGTTGCGAAAACGCCGAGAGGTGCGGGAGGGTGTGGTTAACTCAATTGTATGGGAATCCGCCGGATTGAATTGTACGCAGGATTGTACGTGGAGCAGAAAAACGAAAGGCTTGCATCGCTGCCAGCCTTTGTTTTGTCTGGTGCCGGCACCAGGAGTCGAACCCGGGACCTACTGATCACAAGTCAGTAGGGCATCCACAGCCGTCTACTTGTCGACGTGAAACGCCATACCTTCCACGTCCGCGCATAGCGTAGTTTTTGTGTTAAAGCGGCAGCGGCCACATTTCGCCGGACCTGAAGTCGCCATCATCAAATCGAGTGGTCGCTAGATCGGCTTCGTACGGGACAGCACAGAGATAGCCCCTTGCGAATCTTCGGGCAATATGGTTGGTAACAATAATCGGGGAGAAATGCCCGACTTGTGGTACTTCTAACCATATGTCTCTGATTCTCAGGACAGTGAGGCGAGCGTAATGTCTAGAGTAGTTAATGCTCTCGTACTTTATGACGAGGCTGAGGTCGCGGGCATATTCGACGTTGAAAGCAAGATTTTGATCTCCAAGTCGTAAGGTAAACTGACTTAATAAGAAAATCAGACAAAAGAGAAACTCCCGGAACTCTGGACTATCGGGGGAAGTATCGACCGGCCCCGCATTACACAAGGAAAACACGGAAGCTAGGTCAGCCAAGATGGCTTCTCGCGTTCCGATCCCAAGATATGTAGGAAGTTGTTTGTTAGAGTCACCTCCGTATCTTTCGCCGCGTAACATGTCCTCAAAAGAAGGTGCCACTGCTAACACACTCGTGAGTGTAAGACCACGGTCTCGCTCTTGTGGATGCGCAATGAAATCCCCAATTTCTCTTAGAGATCCTTTGGGTTTGCAATAGTCTCGGCAGCTTATTATGAACAGCGTCACATCGTCTTGGTCGAACGAGCGACTCACGTACAGCTGATGAAACCGCATTATCATATGCTCGCTGTATATGTTCATGGCTGACATCCGTCGGGGGTGGCGTAGTTGCTATATTGTAACATACCGTGTTTAGGCTCCGGGGGTAATTACATAGGAACGTCCGTTCTAATCTGCTCACGGCCTGGAAGCTGAGAGGGAATTGGCCTAGAGCCTTGTCTAATACTGCCCCCGTCTATCTCGATTTTGACGCCTCCTGCCGGCCTAAACCTTGCACGTTGTTAGAAGCTGAACTTCTGCTAGCCGCGCGCTACGTGATGCGGTGAAGAGTTTTCGGATGTTGCTTTCCTACGGGATCCTTTTTTGGTCTCCTCCATCCGAAGCTTTTTGAGGCCGCCGTCGACAGTGATGATCGCATCCGAAAAAATGCGACTACACTATCTTGGCCACCCGTTCTGCTGTCGGTAGGTCAAACTAAATAACGAGGTGATATATGTCTCAATCTGGGCTGTTCAAAAAGACCGTCTCCGAGCAAGAATATAAGTCGTATGTGAATTCTCTCAATATGGCCGACTATGTTAAGTCTGATAAAAAGGAGATTGCAAAAATCGAAGAAGTATTAGAAGTTCGCGCAGGTCTTCTGGTCGGAGAGGACTATTACGTTTATAGGACTGCTTGTAAATGTGGTAGAAATATTAGCTTTCTAGATTTTGTCAATACTTCGATTGAGCAGGGGGCTCATACGAAATCGTTTTTGGTGCATGCCCTCCTAAACAATAAGTTTGGGTTTCAGGAGCCAAGGGCGGTAAAGTGTAGTAACTGCGGCGAAATTCATATTACATACTATACGACGCCAAATTACAGTTGCCCGAATGGCGGTGTTAATTGAAATCGCCGTCGCCTTCAGCTAGAGAAGCAGATTGAGTAACTGCCCGTAGGGCAGCACTGAACATGCGCTCTTGAGGACCGCTCTGAACGGAACGATAAAATCATGTGGAAATGAACGGTCAAGGCGATCACTCGAAACGAAGCGATAAGCATGTCAAGTTAGCGCATAACCTGGCTTTCCGTCGATAGCGGCAGGGTGTAACGATGCTTGATGGATGTGAGAAATCGGTTTCAGCTCTGAAGTGGAAACTCCTGCCCTTTGCGGCATGTGGCTGTGCCATTTGGGTTTTGTTCTGGAGCCGACTCCACCCTACGATGGCATGAGAGTGGGTCAATCCTCCGCAATAAAAATGAGTATGCTCTGCGCAAAACCTGCTTTGGAGGCCGCGTGTATTCGTTTGTAAAATCACAGGAAACGCCGTATTTTGTAGGCAGGTTTAGGGGTGATTTTGGTTATTATTCATATGTTTGCGTACGTACAGGCCCCAGCATGGGGTGCTAGGGGTCGAGTGTTCGAATCACTCCGTCCCGACCATATTTTTCAATGACTTAGCCCACCTTCTCAGGTTGGGCTTTTTCATGCATGGGGACTTTTGCGGGGAATCATCCCGCTTTCCTTTTCAAGATCGTCAGCGCCGGGCCTCACGAGTCGGTTACTGATACTTTGTTTGCCTCCTCAATCAACCGCCCAAGCTCTGCGATAGAGTAATGGCTGGTTATGCTGCCATTCTTACGCCCGAGCAAAGCCTTACGGTCTTCCTCTGCGACACCCGCTGCCCGGGTGCTGAGTTCCGGTACCGGTATCTCGCAGCCCCGCCTCAATTTTGCAGACCTCCTTCTCGCGACAGCCAGTATTCACCTTGAACAAGGCCATCGTTTGCAAGTGCGCCGGCAACTCGCCGGACATAATCGACCTCTTATCCCGTGACATCGGGTAAGGCTTGCGGCTCGACTTCTTCTTTTTCTCCAGCTTGGTGATCATCCGGGGCCGATGTGTGGCGAGTATTTGATGAGGACGATTGGCAGTGACATAGGCGTTTCCTGCCCGTAGTCGAATACGGGATGTAGTTGCAGATGATGTGACCGCTCGTCGGAACCCGAGCACTATCAAGAGGTTGGCTACTCAATGGGATAGCCAAAGGAAATGGAATTTATGCGACCGAAAGTTTGTGATGCACCTAACGCGCTCGACCTCGTCAAAGAACTGGATGACGCAACCGAGCAGATGATGGCCTTGGGCGTGGACCAGGTCGGCACTGTGGAATGGCAGGAAGCCTTTGATCGGCAGCAGCGCGCCTTTCGAAGTTGGCGCGACTACCTGTATCTCAAAGCCGATGAAAAGCCCCCCGCAAAACTCCTCAGCATCGCTTGA